AACCGGAGACTGTGGAGCATCCTCGGCAACCGGATACAAGGGAGCATCCTCGGCAGAAGACAAGGATGTAGTAGCTGTTGCTTGGGGTTACAAATCAAAAGCCAAGGGCGTTCTTGGGGCATTTCTTGTTTTTGCAGACTGGGAATACACTGGCTCAAAAGATAATCCGGAATATGACAGAAATAACCAGAGTGCATGGGTTCTTAACGGTGCAAAGATGGTGCAGGTTGATGGGGAAAATATCAAGACGGATACTTGGTATACGATTGAAAATGGAGAGATTGCGGAGGTATCAGAATGAATTACATAAAAGCAAAATATCCAAACCAGAGCCGGTCATATATATTTGCTACATCAGACGATGTAAAAGCCGGAGACATGGTTTTAAATTCCAAAGGCGCAAAGCTGAAAGTTACGGATGAAACCGTGGATATGAAGTGGGTAGAGACCTACGGTGCTGATAAGGTGGAAGTTGTGAAGAAATATGAGGAACAGGAAAGCGGTGGTGACGATGAGAGTTAATCCATGTAGATATTGTGCATTGTCTATAAACCTTAACGGAAAGCATTGTTCAAGGTATTCTTCCGAAGAGTGCGCAAAATGTGAGAACATTCAAAAACACAGGGAATACCTTTTAAGTCAGCGAAAATTCGCAGAGGGTGAGCAGATTACAAGCATTGAGGAACTTTTGAAACAGGAATGGGTAATGTGGTATCACAGTACAAAGCACATAGAGGTTTTCAAGAATATGCAACTCAATCTTGTTTTGAAATTTCTTAAAAATGGAGCATTTAAAAAAGCAATAAGGAAAGAAAGTGAGGAAAAATAATTATGGCAGAGAACACAGCAGTAGCAAAGGCAGAGGAAAAGACAGAGGTTGCACACAGCAACAACAAGATTACAGACTACAGCCTTGGAATTTTTGGAACATCAGATAATTTCATTATGGCTATGCAGATGGCAAAGGCGTTGGCGAGTTCAACTATCGTTCCGGCAACATTCCAGAAGAACGATGCAAACTGTCTGATTGCTATTGAACAGGCGCAGAGATTGAAAGTAAGCCCACTGATGGTAATGCAGAACTTGTATGTAATACAGGGAAGACCATCTTGGAGTTCAAAGTTTCTGATTGCGGCAATCAATAATTCCGGTAAATTCGACATGGAATTACAGTTCGAGGAAACCAAAGATAAGGATGGCAAGCCTTATTCGTGTCTCGCTTGGACTACGAAAAATGGTCGTAGAGTTGAGGGTATGACCGTGGACATGGAAATGGCTAAAGCCGAGGGATGGCTTGGTAAGAATGGTAGTAAGTGGAAAACCATGCCACAGTTAATGCTTCGTTACAGAGCGGCATCTTTCTTCTCAAGTCTGAATTGTCCGGAATTGACAATGGGACTGTATACGAAAGAGGAAATGCAGGACAACGATTTCAAGAAATATCCGATGGAAGATTTGCAGGAACAGGTTAAGCATGAAATATCTGAAAACGCAAATACAGAGGATTTTCCTGTTGAGCCGGAAGTTTCCGAAACTGTGGAAGACCCAAAGATGGCAGAGACAGAAGTTGCAGATGATGATGACGTGCCGGATTTCTTGAAGTAGGAGGTTATATGAGAATTATTTCGCAGGACGGCACGATTGATTTGCCGTATGAACAGGTAATAATTACAAGACATGATAAAAGCATTTACTTAATGGAACATCTTACTAATGACGTTGAAATTGCTAAATATTCCACAGAAGAAAAAGCAGACGAAGCCATGGAAGAATTAAGAGTGGCTTATATGTGCCATAATCTTGTAAAGATGGGGGCAACACCACTAAATGACATTGGCGAAAAACTTACTATGGGTTTGAGTGGAGTATTTAAGTTTCCGGCGTATGAAGAATTGGAGTAGCATATGGAAGTTATATCATTTTTAGAATCCGTACAGAAAGGAATGGAAGATAACATTTTCAATTTATGTAAAAAAGAAGGTGGATTAAGTAGAAGACTGGAAGAAGACCGGTATAAAAAGCAGAGAACGTGTTAAGAAGCGCGGCGAGGTGTTTACACCCGATTGGATGGTAAGAAAGATGTGCGATATGCTTGAAGATGAAAATGGCGGAAAGGAATGTTGGAGAGGAACGGTCTTAGAGCCAGCTTGTGGAACAGGGAATTTTCTAATCGAAATTCTAAAAAGAAAATTAGCAATAGGAATGACACAGGAAGAAGCAGCAAGCACATTGTTTGGAATTGATATCATGCGGGACAATGTTGATGAGTCAATAGAAAGACTATCTGAAATAGCTCCGGACGCAAGGAGTATTTTTGAAAAGAATATTGTATGTGGAAATTTTCTACATCCTAAAGGTGTATGGTTCTTGGAGGATTGAGTATGGAGGATTGGCATACGAGAAACAAAGGAAAAGGGCTTTGTCCGGATTGTGGAGCTGTGAAGGAAAATCCGAACTCATACAGATGTAACAAATGCCAAGAATACCATCATAATTACTATGTTGAATCAAAGAAGTTTTTCGTTGCTATGGGAATTTGCCCCAAGTGTCACAAAGAGCCAATTTATGGTAATTACAAATCATGTGCATCGTGCAGGGAAAAAAGAAGGAAAACTCGTGGTGTTCAAACTAAGACACAAACAGAAAAATGTAGGGCAAAAGAAAAATACGAAATCAGAAAAGCTAACAGAATATGTGTGAGGTGTGGAAAGAGGAAATCTGAAAAAGATAGAACTATGTGCCACATATGTTCAAAGAAAGATAATGCAAGGAAAACCCAATATGGATTATCAGAATACAGAAGAGAAAACGGGCTGTGTCTTTGGTGCGGTAATCAGGTCGAAAATGGGAAGATGTTTTGCAGTGGTTGCATGGAGAAAAAAAGAGAGATTTTAGTTTATGCCAGAAGTTGCAGACATATGGAAAATCACGCATGGAAGAAGGACAACAGATTGATATTCAAAGAAAGCAAGGTGGTATAAATGGTTCTTAAAGTCTTAGGTTCCGGTTCATCCGGCAACTGCTATATTCTGGAGAATGAAAACGAAGCTTTAATAATCGAAGCAGGGTTGCCTTTTATGGAAGTCAAAAAAGAATTGGATTTTAATGTGATAAAGATAGTCGGTGTACTGGCAAGCCATACTCACGGAGACCACGCAAAGTACATAGGAGAATATGGAAAATCAGGAATACCAGTTTGGAAACCATACAATACGGATTTTTACAAATCCTGTGACATGAAAAAGTATGGAACATTTGAAGTGAGGACTTTTCCAAATCAAAATAAAGACAGGCGATGGTTACATAATAACTCTGATGGTTCAGAGTGTCCGTGTTATGGATTTCATATTAAACACCCAGATATGGGCAGCTTGGTGTATGCAACAGACACAGAATACATCAAATGGCGATTTAAGGACGTTAATCACATCATGGTGGAAGCCAACTACGATATGCAGTTTGTGAACCGAGAAGAGCCAAATTACGAGCACAGATTAAGAGGTCACATGAGCCTGCCAACGGCACTTAAATTTATTTCTACTAACGATAATCCGGCATTGCGAAATGTCGTTCTAATTCACTTATCAGATAAATCAGCAGATTCGGTATTATTCAAACAAAAGACAGCAGATACAATTAAATATGGAGCAGATGTTTTTGTTGCAGAACGAGGGTTAGAGGTTGATATGAACCTTTGCCCGTTTTGAGAAAGGTGTAAAAAATGAATAAAGTAATCATTATCGGAAGATTAACCAGAGACCCGGATATTAGATATTCACAGGGAGAAAAGGCAACAGCAATCGCCAGAATTTCACTCGCAGTTGACCGTAAATTTAAGCAGGAGGGACAGCCGACGGCAGACTTCATTAACTGCCTTGCATTTGGAAAAAGAGCAGAATTTTTTGAGAAATACTGCAAAAAAGGTACAAAACTTGTAATTGAGGGTTCATGGCAGACCGGAAGTTACACCAACAAAGACGGTAATAAGGTGTACACCAATGAGTGTTTGATCGAAAGCTGTGAATTTGCAGAGAGCAAACAGGCTTCGCAGGACAACGGAAGTTACAAACCGCAGCCTATGACAGATTCGGATGGTTTTATGAATATTCCGGATGGAATTGATGAAGAGTTACCTTTTACTTAAAAATGACTCGGATAAATCAATGGAAGGGAGATATGTATGTTATTGATCGAGGACAAAGGCCAGAAAGAGGGTCAGCACATACTTAAGAATCGCTATTTTGATAGTAATGACATAGAGGTGCTACGAGCACCTCTTCCAGTTGGAGATTATGTTATCGCGGAAGAAACCGTTCTTGACGTTATAAGACGAAAGTCAGCAAGAAAGATGGAAGTTAAGAAGATGGACTTTATTGGAAGCTACAAGGTTGCTGTAGATACTAAGAAGGACATGCAGGAGATTACGGGAAACGTCTGCGGAAAACAGCATCCAAGGTTCCGAGACGAGTGTATTTTGGCGCAGAACAACAATATAGCACTGTATGTTTTGGTTGAGAACATGGATGGAATAAAAACTATTGAAGACGTTTTTCATTGGCACAATCCAAGGCTTGAGAGATACAACAAGATAAAGTACATGCATGGTATTGGAAAGTGGTTGAATGTACCGCTTCCAAAGGCACCGCCAACAAGCGGGGAAGTCCTTGGAAAAGCAATGCTGACAATGCAGCTTAAGTACGGAGTGGAATTTGTTTTTTGCAGACCGGAAGATGCAGGATCGCGTGTTATTGAGCTTTTGGAAGTAGAAAAGTGATAATTTTTGGGAACTTGAAGGAGATATTATGGCAAGTAAGCGGATGTTTCGTATAGATTTAGTGACGTCAGATGCTTTTCTTGACATGCCGCTCACAGCGCAGGGGTTGTTTTTTCATTTATGCATACGGGCAGATGACGACGGTTTTGTTGACTGCGCCAATAAAACAGTAAGAGAGTGCCAGGCTTCAAAGGAAGACTTGAAAATTCTCATTGACAAACATTATGTTCTTACTTTTCCGGGATCTAATGTTATTGTCATAAAACATTGGAAATTGCATAACTGCATTCAAAAAGACCGTTATAAGCCAACCAATTATGCAGAAGAAAAATCAATGCTTTATACGAAAAGAAATGGTGCATACACATTTGATGCTTCAAAAAATTTTTCTGGAGTGAATGCAATAAGGAGCGCAGGAAGCTCGCCAGGGAAAGAAGTGGAAGCGTGCATACCGTCATTGGCGGAAGTGGCTGATTATTGCCGTAAGAGGAAAAATGGTGTGAGCGCGGAATCATTTATTGATTACTACAAATCAATAGGTTGGAAACGTAATGGAGAAATAATAACCGACTGGAAAGCCGCATTAAGGAGTTGGGAGAAGCAGGAGAAAGAGAGTAACCCAAGATCAAAAAACAAATTTAATAACTTTCATCAGAGATCTTATGACTATGATGAATTAGAAAAAACTTTGATGGAAACAAATGTTAGGGAAGGGCGTGATAAGAAATGATGGAAATGGGCGAATGCGAAATTTGCAACAGGTACCGACATGCAAAGCATAAAGGTGAACAGTTGGAGATTCTTGCGGAACTAAACGGCGTCCCAAGGCGCAAAATTATTGGGATTTTATTGGAAAACGGAGAAAATGTAAAACTTCCAATAAGAACAAGGGGAAGAAAACGCAATACGGATTTTACAGAAAAAGAATACCAGAAAGCATTACTTAATAGGCTCGATGAATTGGATGGTCAAATTTCTGATCGTGAAAATGAATTCAAAGATATATGCACAGTCCTTTTTGGAACTCGATTCGATTGAGATGAAAAGAAAGGAGAACTGATTCATGAGAAATAAAGATGAAGAACTTAGGCGAGAGGGAATGGCATATGCTCTGCAAATTGCAAAGGAGAATGGAATTGACTCTCTGGAAGAAGAGTGCCGATTTCGCGGAGCAACAAAATTACCACTTGCGCTACCAAAGAATGCAATAGATGAATGCGTCAGCAAGATTAAATTAAATACCATAGACGCGGTAACGATTTTGTCTGCAATGGTTTTGCACGATGAGTTTGACTTTGGTAAAAGCCGAATACAGAGATTTGTTGATCGCTTCAATAAAAAGGCAGAATGCATCATGGATGATTATGCTACATGGGAAGATCAGATACAGATCTTGAAAGAAGAGTGTGGGTTGGATTTTAAAATTCGCAGAAATGACACTGATGTGAAAGTGAGATAAAGGTATGAAAGAAAAAATGCGCAACGATAGCGGCGACGCGCTTAAGAGATTCAGAGAGGTGCCGTATCAGCTGCGGTGCGGAAAGAAGCAGGGAAAATGAATGTCGATAAATGATGCCATAGAAATATTGGAAAAAGCTATAGAAGCCCAAAAAGATAATAGAGATATGCTCCAAGCTTTAACAAAAGCTGTGAAATCATTGCAGATATGCAGGGACACAAAAATGAAGCAGCAGCCAAGAAAAGTGGCAACCAGGTATGCGCGGAAAGAATTCTACTGCCCTGCATGTAAAAAACATATACGTGACATCTACAGAAATAAAGGCAGATATTCATTTTGCGATGTATGTGGTCAAAAAATAGATTGGAGATAAAGACACGGAAGGGAGAAAAAAGGTGCCGAAGTGTAAGAACTGCAATAACTTATATAATCTGTCAAATAAAGATGATGTAATTGTCGGTAAGTGGTGTCCGAAGATTAACGATAGCCCACATTTAGACATGGAGCGCAACTGTGAGCATTATAAAGCCATGACCAATGCAGACCGGATCCGGAGCATGACGGATGAAGAACTGGCAAAATGGTTTGATGCTGTGACGAAAGACATACTTGGTGGAAGCACTTGGGATAAAAAAGGATGGCTTAAATGGCTTCGGGCAGAAAGTGAGGGATAGCATGGAGAGACTAACGGAGAGAAATCCGTTGTGGATTGATGATGAACTGTGGGAAAGGGCATGTGAACCGGATTGCGAGGAAATCGATGCCGTATATCGGAAACTCAAAGAATACGAGGATGCTGAGGAGCAGGGGTTCCTTCTGCGGTTGCCGTATCCGTTGGAGACTGAATATATTTATTTTGTTGATGAAAAAGATATGGATGTATACGAACTTGATGCTAAAAAAATAGAAGTCAGTATGATGCCGATTAGCAAGAAAATCTTGTATACAGTTGATTACATTGAAATCTTATTTGAGGACTTCGGAAAGATTGTATTTCTTACCAGAGAGGAAGCCGAAGCCAAGCTGAAAGAAATGGAGAGCAGTAATGAGTGATTTCTTGAGATTTTTTGACAAGGTTGCATACAAATATAAGTTACATCTAAGCATTGCATACAACAAGGTTGCTGATTGGGGAATTTATATTTACAGAAGCGGGCGCGGGGAGAACGGAAAAGATCTTGTGATAGTAAATGTATCGGATTGTGACATGGAGCTGTGCTTTGCCAGAGCGCAGGTGCAGTTGAAAGAGTGGTTGTTGGAAAACGAGGGAGGATATTAAGCTATGACGGAGAATAAAGAAAAAATTTTTATTCAAAACGCTATGGAGCAGTCAAAAAAAGCTTTAGCTGAATTATTATTGATTTCTCCAAAAGTGTTTGCAGTTAGAAAAAAGAGCCTGGGTGAGTATTACAGTAATTTGGAGAACTGCAAAAAAGAAATTCAGTCATGCGAAGTAGCAATCAAGGCACTGGAAGAGATTCAGCGCTGGCATACGTCAGTTGTTAATCCCAACATCAAAAATGAGTTTGCAAACCGTTCGACGCAGATTTGTGTGAACTGCGACCATAAAGATGAATATATCGAGGAGTTGGAAGCTGAGGTTGAGCCGTATCGAGCATTAGAAAAACGCCTTACGGATATGTTCGGCGGAGAACTATCCCTTGAGGACGTAACGGATGAACTGGAACGATATCTGAAAGAACCGGATAACACGCATCCAATAAACGCCAAAATCCTTACCTACGAGGATGCGGCAGCTTGGGATGCTTACCGCGCAATCGGCACGCCGGAAGAGTGCCGGGCGGCTGTGGAGAAGCAGAAAGAGATGATAGCATATTGTAATGAAAATGATTGTTCTGATTGCTATTGCAATAACGGGAACTGGAAGGAAAACAACAGGTGCATGAATGATTTTATTGCGGAGGAGATTGGACAGGTAGCAGAAATTAAGTGGGGGTGATGAAGAATGAGTGAAGAATTGAAACCATGCCCGTTCTGCGGACACAGTATAGATATTGAAAAAGATGTGTATGAACCGAGTAGGGATTGGCACCCGACATTTATTGACCCAGATAGTGGTGGCGACCCTATTAACATTCATTGCAAATGCGGCTTGGAGTTTTGTACTGGTACATATGACTGGAGCGAATTTGTGAAAGCATGGAACAGGAGGGCGAGCGATGGGAAGATTGATTGACGAAGATGAACTGGTGGAAGAAATAAAGTCATTAAAAATTGTATTGGATGGCAAAGATATATTCCCTACCGCCGCAAAAGATACAGTTTTAAGAATTATCAGTGAACAGCCAACCGCCTACGACCCGGACAAGGTTACTGCATGGTCAAAACTTCCGAAGCCGTATGAGCCGAGAGTTAAGCAGTTGAGAGGAGTGTGAGGTATGGCTAAAGCGATTTTGATTATGGATATGCCGGAACAGGTATGCCAGAAATGCACATTGTGCTATGAGACGGAGGATGACGAATACCTGTGCTGTGCGGTAGGAAAACTTTTGCCAGACGGAGAAAAGCCGGATTGGTGCCCGCTTGTGGAACTGCCGGAGAGATCAGATTATCCAGAGCATTGTGACAATGGAAGGTTCGATGCAGGCTGGAACGCTTGTTTAGATGCCATAGAGGGAGGTGCACATGGGAAAGAGCAGAGCAAGTAAGCTGAACGGCTACCCGAGTGCGGTAAGCCGGCAGAGAAACGATGTGTATAAGTTCAAGACCAAGAGAGGTAAGAAAAAATAAATCAGTAGAAAGGAGTGAGAGGTTTGCTGGCCAGCGTAAAAGAGCTCTTTACTCCGAAAAATGATGAAAGAAGAATTTAGAAGCCGGGTGTATACAGATAGACCGGATTACGCGGATTTTGATGCACCTGCAAAATTTAACGCGATACAAAGCATTATAGCAAAGAGATTGATAGAGCATCCGAATGCTATATGTTCGTATTCAGGCGGATCGGACAGTGATATTATGATCGATCTGACTGAAAGAACCAGAGATCTTTTCGGATTGCCGCCTGTCAAATATGTATTCTTTAACACCGGACTCGAAATGAAAGCTATCAAGGATCACGTTAGGGATACCGCAGAAAAATACGGTGTGGAAATCGAAGAATGCAGACCGAAAGTGAATATTGTGCAGGCGACAAGAAAATATGGCGTGCCGTTTGTATCCAAGATCATGTCTGCCGGATTGTCGGGATGGCAAAAGAAGAAAGTTCCATTATCGATTGCACAGGAATACGAGCAGGCAGAGGACAAGCAGGCAAAGAGAGAAGAGTTGAGACAGAGATACCCAAATTGTGAGGGGACGATAAATTTCCTCTGTTGTTGCAATTCTGACGGAGAGCCAAGACCAAATATTCAGTTGGTTATCAATTCTTCGAAATATATGCGGGATTTCATAGCGGAATATCCTCCAGATTTTCAAATAAGTGCGGAATGCTGCGTGCATTGCAAGAAAAACATAGCGCATAAGGTACAGAAAGACTATGAAATGGTAATTACTGGCGAGCGTAGGGACGAGGGAGGAATGCGATCCGTTCCAAGGAAAGACAACACAGCCTTATGCTTCACAGAAACGTCAAGCGGTCAGTATCGCCTTCGCCCTCTGTACTATGTAAGCGACAGCGATAAAGCATGGTACAAGGAATATTACAATATACGGTATTCAGACGCTTATGAGGTATACGGATTGACACGAACCGGGTGTTGCGGTTGTCCGATATCGTATAAAGCGGTTGATGATCTGGAACTGATACGACCATATGAACCGAATGTAGTGAAAGCAGCGTGGAATATTTTCGGGAGAAGTTATGAATATCGTAAGAAATACAATGAGTACAAGCAGAAGCGGATGGCAGAGGAAAAAGAAGTAGCAGCCAATGTAGATGGGCAGATGAGTCTTGGAGATTTATATGAGAATTTCGATGATTGATGTTGACGGGCATAATTTCCCGAGCCTTCCGCTCATGAAGCTATCTGCTTGGCATAAACGACAGGGAGATAGCGTTGAATGGTACAATCCACTAACTGCATGGATTGATCCGCCGGACAGAGTTTACATGAGTAAAGTGTTTACTTTTACACCAGATTATCAGCATCCGGTATGCGGCGGCGAAGTGATAAAAGGGGGAACTGGCTATAATTATCCTTCTGGCGGAGATCCATTGCCGCCAGAGATTGAGCACATTTTCCCAGACTATAGTCTTTATCCGGATTTGTACATAGATACCTCAAATGGTTTTCTGACGCGGGGATGCCCAAGAGGATGTGATTTCTGCATTGTCGGGAAGAAAGAGGGAAGATGTTCGGTGAAGGTTGCGGATCTGTCGGAGTTCTGGAATGGTCAGAAGAACATAGTGTTGCTTGATCCAAATATGTTTGCCTGTCGGGACTGGAGAGAATTAAGCCAGCAGCTTATTGACAGTGGAGCATGGATTGATTTCTCACAGGGGTGTGACATTCGGATCATGACCGAAGAAAAGGCAGAATACATCCGGCAGATGAAAATTAAGCAGATACATTTTGCATGGGATCGTTACGAGGACAAGGATGTCATAGTTCCTAAATTTGAAATGTTCAAGCGGCTTACCGGGTGGAATTATAGAAAGATGACTGTATATGTCTTGTGCGGATTCAATACCACCATAGAGCAGGATCTTGACAGGATATACACTTTACGAGATTTAGGATACAGTCCATATGTAATGATTTACGATAAATACAAGTTAAAACAGGGAGATAAATTAAAACATTTACAGCGTTGGGTAAATTCGCGATTTGCCTTTGCAGCTGTACGGAATTTTGAAGATTACAAGCCGTAAGGCAGAAAGGAGCCGGGACCTATCCGGATAAAAGGCGCGCCGGGTTCCTGAAAAGAAAATGAAAGATTTAGACAAATTCAATTATGAGTGCCCAAACCAGATAAGCATGTTCGACATCATGAGAGAGCCAATACGCATAACAAAGCCAATCCGGTTAATAGAACTTTTTGCAGGGTATGGTTCACAGGCTATGGCGTTAAGAAATATCGGGGCGCAATTCGTGCATTACAGGGTGGTCGAGTTTGATAAATATGCAATCGTCAGTTACAACGCTGTGCATGGTACAGACTTCCCTACAATGGATATTACAAAAGTTCATGCGAAGGACCTGGATATCTGTGATACCGGGAAATACTGCTATCTTATGACATATTCATTTCCGTGCACGGATTTGTCACTTGCGGGCAAACAGGCAGGGATGAAAAAGGGAAGTGGTACAAGGTCGGGATTGCTGTGGGAAGTTGAAAGAATATTAAGTGAAATCCAGAAAAGCGCGGGAGAACTGCCACAGGTACTATTCATGGAGAATGTGCCACAAGTCCATGCAGACGCAAATATGGCAGACTTCCAGAAATGGATTGATTTCCTGTCTGATCTCGGATATGTAAGCTACTGGCAGGATTTGAACGCAAAAGATTACGGAGTTGCGCAGAACCGGAACAGATGCTTTATGTTTTCTTTCCTTGGCGAGTATAACTATCATTTTCCACGGCCTATACCACTTGCAAAGAGGATAAAGGATTATCTGGAGGATGAAGTGGATGAGAAGTATTACGTTAGCAATGCAGCATTAAAGGGATTTGAAGAGCATGCAAAAAAGCAGAAAGAAAAGGGGAACAGTTTTCATGCAGTGTTTAAAGATGTTTATGATGCAGCCCCTACTATAAAAAGTAGATACTACAAGGATGGATCTGACTGTCTTATCAGAACCCATATTGTGGGAAGGATAAATTCCTCGCAAGATGGAAAGATCATGAGTGTAAATGGGATTATGGCAGCACATACGGCAGGGCATAGCAATGCACCTAAAATTCTTGAGAGAACCATTGTTGCAAGTCGTGGTAGAAATCCCAATAATCCATCAGACAGAACGACGGGCACAACTACAGAACAGCGTCTGGAGCCTAATATGCAGGGAATATGTAATTGCTTGACAAGTGTGCAGAAGGACAACCTTGTTATGGAAGAACATATAATACAAAGGTCAAACCAACAATATCGCATAAGAAAGCTTACTCCACGAGAATGCGGCCGGTTGATGGGAGTATCTGACGAGGATATATCTAAAATGGAAAAGGTAAACAGCAATACGCAACTGTATAAGCAGTTTGGTAACAGCATAGTCGTGGATGTTATGTGTGCGATGTTTAAATCCCTAAACATCAATCAATGATGTAATAAATTAGCTATAGTCCCCGCCAGCGGTAATGTGGCGGGGCGGAAAGAGAGGATAAATAGATGGAGAAATTTTTTACAATTAACAAAGACAGTGATTTTTATAAAGCATATGTACAGTATCAGAAAGATGTAAAAGCGAATGCGCAGGCATTTAAGAAATTTTCGGAGGAACACGGGATTGAGTCGACGCAATATATTCCAGACGATAGAGCGGTAATAATTATTCCAACTGAAAATGATTTGCAGAAATTTCAGGGTATGTTTACAAAAAATAAATTATATTACGAAAACGGTGTTAGACGTTTCAGAGCAAACTGTCAAATTACCAAGGATTGGCTTGAGATTGCAAAGACGGTACCAAAGCCGAAAAAACCGAATTACTTCTGCTACGGAATGAGATTTTGTGGGAAATATAGCACAAGGTGCTTTATGATCGGCGATGTTTTATATGGTTCGGCGGAGAATGTAGAAGTAAAGCTACTCGACTTTATGACAGAAATTAAAGCGAGCGAGTTTTATAAGGCAATCGAGGAAGAAGAGAGCAGAGAAAAGGAGCAGTTATGAAAAAGAAAATTTTAGCAGCAATTTTAACAGCAACACTCTTGATCGCCGGATGCAGTGACATGGCAAACGTCAGCGCAGGGCAGGATAATACGATGGTATTGGTAGAAGGTTGGCGGGATTACAGTATCTATGCGGACAAAGACACGGGCGTCATGTATTTGTTGTATCAGCGGAGTGGTACCGGATGTACGGTCATGCTCAATGCTGATGGTACGCCGAAGATCTGGCAGGGAGAAGAATAAAATATTGGAGGATATTGGCTTATGAAGTTTTCAAAACTGACTAAGCCAGAGCTTGAAGTAATTATTGAAAACGCCAATTTTACGGAGCAGGAAGAGGAAATATTTTTTCTTCTTGCCCGTGGATTTATACCAAAAGAAATATCAATGAAAATTTGTATTCCGCTAAGAACAGTAGAAAGGCGTATCTTTGATATAAAGCAAAAAGTCAAGAGATTGGAAGGTGATTTAAACGGAAAATCTTTCTAAGAGTGAATTGTTGAATTTTGCCATTGAAAATGGTATTATCGACATAGACACCATTCAGAAAAAAATTGAGATGAACGAAAGGAAGAAATTTATTGAAAAACACAACTACAGCATTTGGGAAGGAAAAGACGGTAAGTTTTACACATATTTGCCCGATGAAGAAAGCCAGAGAGGGAAAAAACTTGTAAAAAGAACATCTGAAAAGGCGATAGAAGACGAGATAGTGAAGTTTTATAAAGCCATGGAAGATGAACCGACAATCAGCCAAGTATATTCTAGCTGGATTTCTGAAAAATTGGAATATGGTGAAATAACAAGGCAGACAAAAGACAAGTACGAGACAAATTTTAAAAGATTTTTTGAAAATAAGTATTTGCCGATTGCAAATAGAAAAATCCGGTATATTGACGAAGAAATATTGGAATCATTCATAAAAACAGCTATTTCAAAGCTGGAACTTACGCAGAAAGCGTACTCCGATATGCGGATATTGATTAACGGAATTTTCAAATATGCAAAGAAAAAACATTATACCAGCTTAAGCATAACCAGTTTCATGGGTGATTTGGAAATTTCGGAAAAGTCATTTAAAAGGAATCATAAGTCTGACAACGAATTAGTTTTTTCTAAGGATGAAGAGCTTTTGATTGAACAATTCATAATGGAAAACCAGCCTACATTGATTGAACTTGGAATTATTTTGGCATTTAAAACTGGACTAAGGGTTGGAGAAATATCCACGCTTTCATGGTCAGATATTGAAGAAAATAAGATACATATATCAAAGACAGAAATACGATACCGAGATGATAGTGGCAAATATGTGTTTGATGTTCAGAATTTTCCAAAGAGCGATGCCGGATTTAGAGATGTTATAATTACCGAAGATACCAATGAACTTATGAGAAAAATAAAAATGCTTAACCCTTTTGGAGAATATATTTTTATGAAAAACGGTAAAAGGATAAAAGGACAAGCATTTACAAGACGTTTATATGTGATATGCGATAAGGTGGGAATTGGTGAGCGATCAATTCATAAGGCGAGAAAGACATATGCTACAAAGCTTATAGATGGAAATGTTCCAGAATCTGTAATAAAAACGCAAATGGGTCATACTGATATTAGAACAACGCTTGACCATTATTATTTTAATAATAAAACAGAGAGTGAGATGCAAGAATACATTGAGAAAGCACTATCGATGTAAAAGGTAACACGAGGTAACACCTTTAGGTGTAAAGAAACCTAGTATTTATGCGGGTTTGCGGGGTTTGATACCGAGTTCAAATCTCCCTTCCGCTACTAAATTTTAAAAATTAAAAACCTTGTGAAGCCTTGATTTTACTGGAAGAAAGGAGATTCTGAATGGTGTCTATTCTGAAAGTAAAAATCAAAGGTAACACCAAAGGTAACACGAACAAACGTACGAACGCTTAAGGCGTTCTTTTTTATTGCAATTTTGGCGGTAATGCGGCGGGAAACAGGCGTTATTTAGACGGTATTCTGGCGGTTTTACCGTCTTTTTTTATGCCACAATATAAGCAAAGGGAGGGATGATAATGTTTTCTGACGATGTTCTTGAGAAAATTTTTGCCAGAAAAGAATTGCAATCATTAGATTTGTCAACGCAGTCATCTATCATTCACGCAATTGAGGATGTTTTGGAGGAGGTTGAAGAAAATGAACATGAACGGAGTTTATCCGGCACCGGGCTATAGTCAGCAAATTCCTTATCAGGCATCATATGGGTATAATCCATATGGTAATCAGCAAAGAATTGAACAGCCGCAAAATTATTTTCAACCGGCGCAAACACAGCAAATTCAGCAGCCACAAATGACGCCTATTGGAATAAATGGAAAAATTGTGCTTTCTGTTGAAAATATTACTGCAAACGATGTGCCGATGGATGGAAGCGTGGCGTTTTTCCCAAAGCAGGATATGTCGGAAATATATGCCAAAAGCTGGAACGCAGATGGTACAATCCGCACAATCGTTTTTAAGCCGGTTTTAAATGATATGACTAACAATTTATCGCATGAACCAGAAAAAATGAAATTTGACCTATCAGACGAGTGCACAGGCGCATTTATGGGAAAGTTTGATGAACTGTTTGGGAAAATTGAACAGTTAGAGGAACGTATTGATAAAATTCCGGTTCCACAGAAAAAAACTTCTCAAATTAAAAAGGAGAGTGAATCCGAATGAATCCGATGCAAATGATTTTGAATCAAATGATAAATTCTCCGCAGATGCAAAACAATCCAATGGCTAAAAATGCCATGCAGATGTATAAAAGCGGAGATACGGTCGGACTTAAGACAATGGCGGAGAATCTCTGCAAAGAAAGAGGAATTACAGTAGATGAAGCAAAGCAAAAGGTTATGAGTATGTTTAATCATTAGTACATTTTGGGTTGCGCGCACAATAACCGGTTATCCCATTTGTAAATAAATCAGATGGAGGTAAACAAAATGTTTAATGGAAACGCATCTCCTAGTCTTGCTGATATTGCAGCAGTGACAGGAAACGGAAGAAACAATGATGGCATGTGGGGCGGCGATGGCTGGTGGGCTATCATTATCTTCGCTATGATTTTTGGCTGGGGCGGCTTTGGCGGCAATGGCTGGGGAGGAAACGGAGGCATGGGAGCGACAGCATCTGCATACACCGACTCTGCAATTCAGCGTGGATTTGACACGCAGGCTATCATCGGGAAGTTAGATGGTATTGCAAATGGTCTCTGTGATGGATTTTACGCACAGAATACCGCCGTTATGAACGGTTTCCATGGTGTAGACAATGCAATCTGCAACCTTGGATATCAGACGCAGCAGGGATTTAATACCACAAACGTAACACTTATGCAGGCACAGAATGCTTTGCAGTCCCAGCTGGCTAATTGCTGCTGTGAGACCAGAGAAGCTATCCAGGGCGTGAACTACAATATGGCGCAGAACACCTGTGCGCTGCAGAACACCATGAACAGCAACACGAGAGACATTATTGACAGTCAGCAGGCAGGAACAAGGGCAATCCTTGATTACCTGTGCCAGGAAAAGATTTCTTCCTTACAGGCAGAAAATAACGACTTAAGAAGAGCCGCTTCACAGGATCGCCAGTCTGCATTGCTCACTACTGCAATGTCGGCACAGACCCAGCAGATCATCAACGCTGTAAATCCAGCTGCAATCCCGGCATATGTTGTGCCAAATCCTAACGCTTATGCGTATGGTTGTGGATGCAACACAGGATGTAGCTGCTAAAAGTAGTTGCTACACAAAATTGAATAATTGAGTATCTTAATTGAGTTTAACTCGACTATGTCTGCAAAAGCAGTATTACTTATAAGCGCAAAGGGCAGACTGAAATATGTTTGCCCTTTATTTCATGAATAGGAAGGTAGAATACATGGACGAAATTAAAAATAAATTTATCGAAGCAATCAAAAAGATTGATTTTGAAAAGCTTAACATTTCGGAGCTTAAAACTCTTGCGGAAATAACTGGATCAGTAGAAAAAATGGCAAAAAAAGATTATTCTGAGCTATTGATGGAAAAATTTTCTCCAGACCACGGATTTGTTTTTTCGAGCTCCGATACAAAAACAATAGCAGAATTAAAATAAGGAGGTCATATTATGGCAGAATTTACAGGAATTGCATTACAAACAGTTGCACAGGGCGAAGATGTAGCACTTACAGAAACTCCGGTATGCGCAACAAAATGCATTGTTCATAGACAGGGAAGCGGCATTGTTAAATTAAGAGGACTTACAAATCAGTGCCGGGCAAGATTTTTGGTATCTTATTCCGGAAACATTCAAATTCCTACAGGTGGCACAGTTGAAGCTATTTCACTGGCTATTGCAATTGACGGAGAACCGTTGCAGTCAACTCGAATGATTGTTACACCGGCGGCAGTTGAAAACTTCTTTAACGTTTCGGCGCAGGCATATGTGGACGTTCCTCGCGGTTGCTGTGTTACGGTAGCGGTACAGAATACGTCTACTCAGGCAATTGAAGTTCAGAACAGCAATTTAATTGCAGTCCGGGAAGCGTAAGGAGGGCGGTTTTATGGATATTAAGAGAATGCACGAAATGATCGAAAAACTGTCTGAAAGCGCAGAGTGTGAGTTTGCAAAAGGTATCGAATGTGTAGATACAGAAGAGATGGGAAAAGTCACGGACATGCTTAAAGACCTTGCAGAAGCCATGTATTACCGGACACTTACAAAATCAATGGACGAATCAGACCCAGAGCAGGTTCTTGATATGTTTGAGCGTTACGGAGACGGCAGACGGTATTATGACCGTTACCGGTATGCAGACGGCAGATTTGCGCCAAAGGGAAGAGGAACGCGGAGAGGATATGACGAGCCGCCTTACTGGCACATGACACCGGAAATGTATCACGATATGGAATATGACCGCGACATTGACCGACCACATGGGCGAATGTATTACACGGAGCCTACAATGGCGGCAGATGGTGGAATGCGTGATCGCAGAGAGGGCAAAAGCGGAATGAGTCGCAGAAGCTACATGGAAAGCAAAGAGCTTCACAAAGGCAATACGCCGGAGGACAAGGACGCAAAGATGCATGACCTTGAAAAATACATGAAAGAGCTTTCAGAGGATATGGCGGAACTTATCTCCGACATGACGCCGGAAGAGCGCACAATGACAAAAAGCAAGCTGTCAACGCTTGTTTCCAAAATGTAATGGCAGGGGCAGAAATGCCCCTGTTTGTTTGAACATTGACAACTGAATATCAGCTAGTGATTTGTGAATTTAAAAAATAATTTGGATTTATGCTTGACTTTTGCCACTGCATATATTATATTTATGCCATGGCGAAAGCGAGGTGATGAAAATGTCGCCAAGAACAGGTAGACCACCTAAGAATGAGACTTCCAAAAACGTGAGTTTACAACTTAGAATTACTGAAAAAACTGCGGCAGAATTAAAAGAATGTGCTGAAATGATGGGAATATCCCGGACAGAGGTAATTGAAAAAAGCGTGGAAGAATTTCATGAAAAGATGGTAAAAAAATAAAGCGTTGCCCCGACTAACAATCAAACGCAACACTTTATTATTACCAACCCCAAATCCGAAAGGAATTGATAAATTTATTATATCATTTTTTTTCGGAAAATCAAGGATTTTTGAAAGGATGGTAGGATATGGATAAGTTTTTAGAGATTGTTTGCATGAGCCAGATACAGGATGGAGAGAATGGAGAAAAATATTTAAAGATATTTGAGCCACTTTTAAAACGCTTGCAGGAGATTGTAAGCAAGGATATATACGAAGAGTTATGGGAAATTTTTGTGGAGTGTTCATCAACAAACAATTCTTTCTATGCAGTAGAGGGGATGAAGCTGGCTATTGAGATTATGAACGGTAGCTATGTACCAAATATTTAATTAAAGGAGGTAGACAGTATGGCTTATACTGCAATGGTAGCTAGAAATAAAGAAATGGAAATCACAAGCCTTGAAGTGGCTGAAATGGTGGGAAAAGAGCATAAAAATCTTTTAAGAGATATTAACCGCTATTGTAAGCAAATCAAGCAAGCAAATGAAGAACTTAGCAACGAGCTCAAAATTAAGCCGTCAGAAAATGAAAAAATTAGAGCCGAGCGCAAAATTGAGCTGGGCGATTTCTTTGAAGAGAGTACATATAAAGATGCGAATAGCCAGAGTAGACCCTGTTATCTGGTCACAAAGAAAGGTTGCGAATTTATCGCCCACAAGCTGACCGGAGTTAAAGGGACAGCGTTTACGGCTCGTTATATAAACCGCTTCCACGACATGGAACAAGCTCTGAAAAAACCGCAGCCTGCAATTACGGAGAAAGACCCGTTTGAGCACTGGGAGATTCGATGGAAACATGAAACGGAAACATGGTTTTCAAAGAACAACTGGAAGTTAAATATAATCCTGGAACGGTTTAGTTGGACTCGAAAATTTTTATATCACAAGATTCTAGTGGAATTATCGGATCTGCACAACTTACGCGCAATCGAAAAGGCATATTACGCCAGTTATGGATATCCACCGGAATACGCTCTTGATCTGCTTGATTTCAATAGAGACCTCAACGATACGGCGACAAGATACATTAATTACCTACTTATTGAAGAATAAAAGGTAAAATAAGCATGAATTTAGAAACCACTAGCTGATATTTGGCTGGTGGTTTCTTTTTTTTGGAGGTAAAATATGTTTTTAATAAATGGTATTGAATGGAAAATAGAATTTGTTCACAGTGTAAGCGGCAAGCTGATGCGCTCTGATGGATCTACCAGCCTTGCTGTGACCGATTGGAACGACAGAGCTATATATGTTTCAGATAAACCGAAAAATGGTTATTTGCGCAAAATACTAGCCCATGAGCTTTGCCATTGCTTTTGTTTTTCCTATAACATTCATATGCCGATTGAGCAGGAAGAGTACCTCGCAGACTGGATAAGTCTATATGGCACTGATTTAGTGTATTTGCTGGATGATTTGATGACAAACATTGATTGGAGGGCGGCATAGTGGACAAAATAGACGATTTACTTCATTACGTTCAGAAGACAAACCCTGGGATGACAAGAGAGAAATTGATAGATGAATTAAACAAAAGCGATTATACCGCAAAAGCTTTGCTTTTTACTTTGGAAAACTTTCGGAAAAATTTTCGATCCCCCCTACCTTAAGATTTGGAAAAGGATTTTCGGTTTTTAATTTTTAAAAAAATTTTGAAATTTTCGCCCAGATATTCGGAAAAAATTTGATACCCCCCTAGGGTCAGATTTCGGCACGAAAAACCGTTTTTGAGATTTTGAGAATTTTGTTCGGATTTTTGCAAAATTTTTTTGAAACTTTTTTGTAAGTGCAAGTTCAGATTGCACTCATCCATGATCTGGTCGTACTTGATCTTGCTATGTGCCGTCGCCCGTTTGGAAGCGCTGAAATAATGCAGGCGCGGAAACATCCGCACAAATGCGCAAAATGAGTACAACAAATAAAGCAAACGTCTACATGACATTGCAATTATACAGGCGCGCACATGCCTGCAAGTCATTATATGCACAAACTCGCCAAAATGTCAATGTGCACCGCGGCTGCTCTGTGGCAACAAGTACAACCAGAAAATCCACAGCACGCCAGAAAATCCCCTAGAGTGCTAATGATGACACGCATATTTGCGCGCATTTGATATTTGTACGCTTTTTTGCGCGCTGTACTCCACGGTATATGGATAAAAGCAAGCCTGGGAAATTGCCCCCGGAACATTGCAACGCCTGCACTTGCTTAAATGATAACACCCAATCGCATACAATCCATTTTCCGATCACAAAGGGCGCGCCACTTTTCGGGATCACCTTTGATGTTTTCGGCGGTTCTGGTGTCTGCCCATTCGCTCCGCGCTTTAATGTACGCGCTTTTTGCGTCGTCTTTTTTTGTTTGTAAGTTTCCCGTAAACTCCATAATTTAACCATCCTTTCTATGCGTTAACTTCTTTTCTCAAAATCTCAATAGCTTCTTTCTCAGTGTGTTCCATGTACCACTTCCAAGGCTTTTTATATGCCCTTGCGAGTGCAAAATCTTCTTGATTTTTCAATAAATAATCCCTAACTTTCAAAAATGCTTTTTGGGCTTCTTCTAATTTGTTCATATGCTCAACCATCCTTTCATTGTGCGCCCTGTCTCATCGGTGCAGGTGGGGCAGTTCCTGCAGACCGCCGCGCGGGTGGTTTCGACTATTCGCAAATTCTGCGGAAAATTTCAATTGTAAGTTCTGCGGCAGCTCTTTTTTTGTCGGACGTGTAGCCGCGGCGCTTGCTTTTCAATGCTTTTTCTGCCTGCTTAAGATTTCCAATTCCCCAGTTTCCGGCTTTTTCAAGTTTTTCCCATTCTTCCGGCGAAACCTTTATAGCTTTAAGCGTTTTCGGGTTAATGCTAAAGCAGTTACTGTCTTCTGGGTGCAAAAGCTGACACAGTGGAATATATTCATGTGTTCCCATGTTATCGCCGATATTCCAGACAAAAAATCCTTTCGGAATTTTTGTGACAATCTCAAAAATATCTGTTTTACCAATTGCTGTAGTGGTATAAATTTTATTGTTTTCAATTCTTAAATTTTCCATAAATTCCCTTTCTGGTCTGCCTCATCAGAACCTATAATTTATTTGTTTTCCTGTTGGTATTATGTTATCACTTTTTTTAGTGATAGTCAATATTAAATATCACTTTTTTAAGAAATATTTTGCTTGACTTTCGCACGATGTAAATATATGATCTATTTATAAACGCAAACAGATAAGGAGGGGAACGAGATGTTAAAATATAGATTTGACGTTGGGGACGCTTTGGAGCGTATCGGCTTTAACTCTTACAAGGCAAAAACTAGCGGTTTGTTAAGCCAAGACACGTTAAAAAAGATTAAGAATGAGGATACAAACATAAACGCCAAAAGTATAAACAATCTTTGCTTACTTTTGGATATGCAGCCGAAAGACCTATTTATCTATGTAGAGAGCCCGGAAGATTTGGAGCTAAAAAAGAAATTACAATAATTTTTAAAATATCACTTGCAAAAGTGACAAAAGTATGCTATTATAATATTGTCGAAAGGCAATAAGGCGAAAGCCAGAAAGGGGAATCATGGACGAAGATATGAGCGTATTTAAAAGTTACTTAAGAAGACTTTTGCAGGATCTGAAAGACCTTAAGGAAGTATTGAAGGCTAAGGATTATGAGAAAGCTGAAAAAATGGTTGACCGCCTCATAGACGACACCCAAAAGGGCATAGAGGACAATTAAGCACCAAGCAACAAAGGGCGGCGCAAAAGCCGCCCAGTAACCAATAAAAAAGATAAAAAAAGGAGAATGAATTATGATGAAAAAACATGAGTTTACAAATGGAGAATTAACAGAAAAGGCTATGTCAGTTTATAGTGATAGCAGCCTTACATTTTGGAAAGACGGCGACGTTTTTTATTACAGCGACAACACCAAAAGCGAGAAAGTAGAGCTCGGAGATCTGGGAGACGTAAATGATTTTTTGGAAGGTCTTTACGGCAAAGTAGTAAACGGCTATGGCGTTTTGGTTGATTTTGATGTGGCAATGCAACTAACAGACGACGATCTGCGCGAGGAAATCCACCGAGAGCTGGCGCCGTGCTCGGAACAGGAGTTTTTTGACGAGTACGCGAAGCGGCACGAGGAGAAATTCGGCGAGGTTTGGGAGTTGGAGAAGGAGAACCCGCAGTACTAAATGCTTAAATTATTTACAGGCAGATCGAGCATCTGCCTGTATTTGCTTGTAAAAGGAGATTTGCATGATAAAAAAATGTGTGATTTGCGGAAAAGAGTTTAAGTGCACACCGTCGCGAAATATTGTTACGTGCTCATATGAGTGCAGGCTGAAACATTTAAGCAGTAACCATAAGGGGCGTAAAATGCCTGACGCTGCAAAGCAAAAAATGAGAAAAGCAAGGTTGGATAATCCAAGCAACAAGGAGATACAAAAAAAAGCGACGGAAGCAGCAAAAAAAAGTCCTAAAAGCGGGAAATTTGAGACGAATAGAAAGGCTATAGACTGGCATTTGGTTAGCCCAGACGGGCGGCATTTTTTTATACACTCATTGCGGCATTGGCTACGCAACGAGGGAGCGCGGGAATTTGGCATAGATCCAGATAGTAAAGATTATATCAATACTATTTCTGGGCTAAGCAGGGTAAAAAAATCTGTACTTGGCACACTTCCTCCGGGGCAAAGACCGGGATACACTCACAAGGGCTGGCAAGTAATACCGACAAGGGCGGACGAGCGAAAAGCAGCAGAAAAACGCAAACAGAGGGAATAATTTTTGAGTAAAGGGAGATATTTTTTTATCTCTCTTTTTTGATGCATTCAAACATTCACACTTTAAAGTTGTAAATTTTGTATACAGAATGGAAACGCAGATAAGATTAGATTAGTATATTCTTTCCGATACATTGTATTTTTTTATCAAGGAGTAAATAATATATAATATATATCAACAGTACAAAAATAATAAACTATATACTTTAACACGCGCGGATATAATCTATATATGCGATATACCCAGTAGTTTAAATTTATACTTGACAAATGCTATCCACAAATGATATTGTTATCGTAAATTAAAAAGCATCCGGGCAACAGAGAGCGCACAGGACCCGGAGATCGGGAACGGAAGTCATGCAGCCGATACAGTTAAGATCTTGATGATCTCGATTGTATCGGTTTATTTTTTTACGATCCAGAAAGGAGGTATATATGTCAGATGCACAGAGAGCAGAAAGAGTAGATATAGACGAGATATACAAAGATGACATTGATAAATATATCCACCTCTGGATGGACGATAGAAATATAACAGATATGTGCAAGGTATCTCAAAATAGATGGTATAACTGCTGCCAGTATGTATATGACAATGTTTTTAAGATCAACCCCGTATATCTTAAAGCAGATAATCATATTAGCAATCAATACGATATTGACAAGGTCAATAAAGTCTTAGATATATATATAAGGCTTTGCAATGATTTCGAAAAAGTAATAAATATAGTTGGGTTTACTTTTTTTACCGGCATACATAGAGATACACTTAACGGTTGGGTTAATGGCGAAAGGCTAGGCTCCACAGCTTCCGACATTTGCAAAAAGATTGACCAAATGCGGGAAGAAAGCCTTGTAGGTTTGCAGATCTCCGGGAAAAACAATCCAATGTGTTACATGCCGTCGCTCAACAAGTACTGCGGCTTTAATATGCCAGGCGTAAGAGACCAGGGATCCAGAGCAAGAGCGTTGACAGCTTCGGAGCTACCCAAACTGGGAAACGGGAATTGTGCGAGATTGCCGGACAACTTTGACAATTCAAGACCGGATAATGGCGAAATCGTAATAGACAATTCAAACAATTCAAACACCAGTATTTAAGCACCTTGAGCCGCATACTTTCGTTTGAACAGTTTAAGAAACTTAGGTTTAACGAATAGTTAGAACGCAAACAGAGAATTGCACGAACAATTAGAATAATTTAAAGCAAAGGCAAACGCCGGAAGAAGCAGACAGCAGGCAGGGGGAGGGGGTTGCAAAAGCCCAGAAGGAGCTGCCTACTAAGTCCATCAAATATCCCCAAAAACAAAAAGGCCTGTCTATCGTGGAGGGACTATATGAGACCACTTAAAATCACGGCACCAATAGAATCGAATTCTGAAATTAGCTTCCGGGATATGGTCAATAGGAAAATAGAATGCTTGACCGAAGTACATTCGGAAGTTGTAGACATAAAGTACGGGGTACACGAGATCGGATATAGCACATGGTATAGCGCGATAATACTTTATCGATAATCACATCAAAGACAATCAAATCAAATTCACATCAGATAAATTTCAAAAATTACACTCGATAATAAAATTCAAAAAGATTCCAAAAGGAAGAAAATAAAATGTTAGAAATGTGTTTTAATTGCGACTATTGTGAAGAACAGAACGGAGATTACTTTTGCACAAACAGTGAGAGTGAATATGTCGGAGATTATGTAGAAAAAGAGTTTTCTTGTCCGGATTGGGACGGATTGGAGGAAGATGAATGAGGGTTGTGTCACAGAAAAAAGATGCTTCATATGATTTTGACAGGACTGAATTTAGAACAAGCTATGAATGCATAAGCGCTACTTTTGATGGAAGAACTTTTGTCATTGGGAAATATGCTACACCAGAACGAGCAGCAGAAGTATTTATGGACATGCATAAAGCATATGCGCCTGTACAGGTAGTTTGCACAAATATGGACGAGAAACAAGTTTCTGCATTAGTTGCAACATCTCAAAATGCACCGATTAGATGCGTCGAGATGGATGATACAAGGATGGCAGCAACAGTATTTGATAACCTTGTTTACTATATGCCGGAGAAATAGATTGTTTGCATTGCTCGTTTGCCAAATGGTAAGGCACTGGGTTTTGATCCAAGCATTTATCGGTTCGAGTCCGGTACGGGCAGTTTTGAAAATGGAGGTAAATCATGTTGATTTTAAAAACAGTCATAACAACATTTGATGCTCTTGCTATTTTGACGTTTTTCTTGCTTGGAAGAGATAGCAGCAACGAAAAGGACGCTGTGGCAGTCTGGGGATCACTTATTGCATTGTTTCTTGTCAATATATTTGCAATGTGGAGATGATGATATGGTTTTGTATGACCCGATATTTGGTATTCGCTTCCTGCCGGAAATTTTAACTACGGTCGGAAGAATACATATAAGCAGAAAAAAACATACGGGAGAAACCGACGTTCTGGATCTTGACAGTGACGCTGAGCACCAGTCTGAGAAGTCGGAGCATCCAGTATAGCTTAAGTCCACTGGCATTCGGTTTTTGCAAGAAAAAACTCGGCGTAAGCAATTATTCGGTGTTAGTGGACGTCGGCAAAATAAAAAGATCAAAAATACTATCATAAGCGGCGCGCTATGCGCGCCGTAACGGAACGTAGCGCAGATGGTAGAGCACTCGGCTTATATCCGAGCGGTTGCAGGTTCAATCCCTGCCGTTCCGATTGAGAAACAAACATTATTGTTTGTTTCGTAACAGGGCATACTATTTGTCTCCTTTCGCCACTAGGACGCTTCTGTTAAGAGCGGTGCGAGACCGTTCGGTGGCATTTGCCGCAAATGGCGGCAGGAACGCAAGTCGACACACGCACAGTCATGTGTTGCAGTTCCAATTCATGGTTTGTGCATCTATCCCACGGTGCATGAGCCATGAAATTAGGCTGTGGCGGAAAAGGTAGACGCTTAAGCATAAGACAACCACGCTTTGGTTAGGAACAAGTCATTGAATTAACAAGGCAATGAAGGAAACTGTTAATGGGTGTTACCCGTTGTGAAAAGTCGTTGTTATGTGAGGTGCAAATCCTCACCAGCCTATTTCTCGTGATATCGCACAGGATAGTGCAACGCATGGCACGAAAAATATGATTGCTAACCGTCTGATGGCGGTTCTCGTGGATGGCAAGAAAGGTATTTGCCGGAGTAAGACGCTTCGTGAAACTAATAGTCGAAAGGTTTTAAGTGCAAGGTTCAAGTCCTTGCTCCACGATGGTGCCGAGCTGATTTGATACTGTATGCGTAGCGCGGTCGCGTACAGAGATATGGAGTGAGGTGTCCGCGCATTTTGGGGAAGCGGCAACGATTGGCGGTGTTGCGGCTGACTGTAAATCAGTTTCCAAGTGGTAAACATTGTAGGTTCAATTCCTATCTTCCCCATTTAAACATGATTACCTCGGTGCAGATGGATTTTTCAATCCTGCCGAGACGCATGGTAATGAGTTGTTCCAATTCGAGATATTGGATTGACTGACAGCTTTTGCTTGAAAGTGATTTTAAGCAAGAAGATAGAAACTATCAACAATTCTGTGTGGTGTATCATCATAGAGAAGTCAAAAGCAGAATCCTTGTGGCTGACGAATAATAGACGCTTGCTGTGCAAGAATAATCCGTTGATGTGTGCGGTGTGAGAGACCACGGACTATATGCGGAAAACTCATTAAGTTAGTTTGCCTTGAATCCGGGAAACCGGAGTATAACACAAGAAATTCGTTAAAGTAGCGGTATGGCAAATGTTTTGTCGACAAAAAACAATTCTGAACGAACCGTGAAATTTGTGGGTATCAATCCCATTCGTGCTTGACAGGGGTAAGAAGCCAAGGGTCGCACCCGGAAGCTCAGACTTATCTCCATGGTGGCTGAATATGACTGTACCTGTGATGGATAAAGGGAAACCTTAATCATGTTTATTTTGCAGTGTTCCCATAATGGTATTGGAACGGCTTGCTAAGCCGCCGGGCGTTTGTTCGCCTTGTAGGTTCGAGTCCTACACACTGCGCTAACTTACGACAGGGGTGAACCTTGCCGTAAGCGGTAGAAAGTCCGTGTGAAATTGTACAAAGTGGTGGCAAAAGCAATTTCGGATATAGCAGTTCCACCATACTGCTATATTTGCCGTATGTCCGGGTGGTGAGGGGGCGGTCTTGAAAACCGTTGGCTGTAAAAGGCTTGCAGGTTCAAATCCTGTGTACGGCGTTTGCTCAAAAAAAAACGGGCGTTGATGTGTAACGGAAAATGAACCGGAAATGATAGAAGTAACAACTTTGGAAGATTGTGAACCTAGGTTTATGAGGAAGTGATTGAAATGTGTGAATTTTGCAAGGATTACGATAATAACAGAATATTCGGCGCTAATATTCCCATTCAGAAGTGTGCAAATGAAACGAATTTGACAAATGCGCAAATTATGATGAATACAGGGGACAAAGTCCCCGGAATTGTGATTTATTCAAACTACTGTATGGCGAAAGGATACTTTGATATTGCATTTTGCCCTATCTGCGGCAGAAAGTTGGTGGAAGATGATTAAAGAAGCGTTGCTTGCCTGTTCAAATAAGGGAACTATAACGCTATCACTTGATGGAAAAATGGTAAAGGGAGTAGTAGGCATTGATAACATATCAGGTATCTACTCAAAAGACACAGCAAAGGAAATTACAATAAGAGTAATTGCGAACGAAGTTAAAGTTAAACTGCCAAATGGAGAAATAAAGGATATATCAGAAATGTAGAAAGCTGGTGTAGAGGTGGATCTTGCAGAAGCAAAAGAAAAGTTTTATCCAGAATACAAATACGCACTTGTTAGTGTCAAAAGCAACAAACCGCATTCACTTTATGTTGATAGAAAAACAGCCGAAGAAGAAAGATGTGATTTATGGAAATGTTATGGTTCTGTGTTAATTGTTATTGATTTGTCAGAGGTGTAAGAATGAAACATCAAAAAGAATGGCGCACTTGCGACAGGTGTGGTGCAGAAATCAAAAAAGGAATATTGTGTGGAAATTCGATTACAAAAAATGGCATTTTAAATGTCACATACGACTTGTGCGATAAATGCATGGAAGATTTTGAAAGGTTTATGAAAAATGATTGTAAATATCAATAACAGCACATACGAGATGAACAGCAAACAGTACAAAGCAGTTCTTGATACGGCGAGCAAAGCTGTTACCTGCGGCATATACGCTGTGGAAAAGAACAAGGTAGCAATCATGCTTCGAGAGGAATATAAAAGCAAGGAAGAGCTGAAACAGGCAGTTGGTAATTATACAGAGAAAGGGTTCAAGGTGTATTGGAATGAAAAAAGCAAAAAAAATTGAAATAGATTGCACAGATGGTTTAAAAATAGTAATTGATGGGAAAGAAATGGATTTGTCTGGGGTTAAATCAATGCAAATTGACCTTGAAATTAATTGCAAAACGATTTGCATTGATAAGCGAGAAGTGATGATATTAGGAAATTAAAAATATTACCGGCTAACAAATGGAGTTAGTCGCTAACCAACAAAAATTATTGGCAGAGGTCTTAAGGCACTTCTGCTTTTTTGCGGAGGTGCTTTTCTTTTGGCAAGTTCAAGCCTAATTTCCACAGTAAATGGATATGAAAATTACATACAGGTGCATGGCGTTGATGAACAGGTTATGGATGCCATGGCAGAAGCGGCAAGGGTAGCCATTCTGACAGAAAAGGATGTTGAGTATGGATTAAAGGTTTCTGCCAGAGCGAAAGAACTGACGGAGCAGTTTATCTTTCAATCTACAGGCGGCACACCATGGGATTTAGAGAAATATTCATTCCAAAACAAGGTATCTTATGAAATTCTGGACAAATATTACGGAATTTTGCTTTTGGAAGCGCAAAACAAAGTTGTGGATAGTGCTTTCCAGTATTTGGAAAAGAAAAGAGAGCCTAAAGAGCGGTTTTATATGCCGAGAAGAAAGAAATTTTTGAAAATTGGTCTTACAGAATCATTGCAGGGAATGATTGATGATAAATACGATATTTTGTGTGTATCGCTTATTCCTGGTGCGGGGAAAACAACAGTTGAGAAAATGTTCAATGCTCTTGTTGCAGGATGGTTCCCGAAAGATTTTAGTTTGTTTTATTCGCATAGTGGCGATATTACCAGAATGTATTATGACGGAGTATATGATATTGTCACAAATTCGGATGAATATACATGGAATGAAATTTTCCCGGGGCTTTCTGTTACAAGCACAAATGCAAAAATGGAGCAGTTCAATGTTGGTAAGTACAAGCCATTCCCATCTATCCAATGTACGTCTGTTGGAAGCAAAAACGCCGGTAAGGTTCGTGCGTCTAAGTTTCTTCTGGTAGATGATATGATTGGCGGCATTGAAGAAGCTATGAATCCGGCAATACTTGATAAATTGTGGGATAAATACGCTGTAGATGCCCGCCAGAGAAAGATACAGGACACCGACGGTAAGAACTGCAAGGAAATACATATAGCCACCAGATGGAGCGTACACGACGTTATAGGGCGCATACAGAATATGTATGAGGGAAACCCGCGGGTAAAGGTAATAGCTGTGCCGGATGTAGATCCAAAAACCGGAGAGAGCAATTTTGATTATGAATTTTCTGGGTTTACAAAAGAATTTTTTGAGGATCAGCAATTGTTGATGGATGATATTTCGTATCGTTGCCTTTACAAACAGGAACCGATTGAGCGAGAGGGATTGCTGTTTCCGGAAGATAAAATACGTCGGTATCTTAATTTGCCGCACGGAGAGCCGGAGATTGTTACGGGACAATGCGATACAAAGGGAAAAGGAACAGACTATTTTGTATTGCCGGTATTACAGAAATACGGAGAAGATTACTACTGCGTAGATTGTGTTTGCGATAACACGGCAGATTATGAGATGCAGTATGAAAATGCAGCAAATGTTTTGACAAACAACAAAGTGCAGGAATGTGAATTTGAGAGAAACGCCGGCGGAGACCGTGTCGCAATGGAAGTAAACAAGCGTGTCGAAAACAAAGGATGGATATGTAATATTACTGACACACCGACGGAGACAAACAAGGAAGCAAGGATTTTCCAGTGCTCTAACTGGATATTGCAGCACGTTATATTTAAAGACCCATCATTATATAAGCCAAATGATCCATATGGAGTAATGATGTCTCTTATCAAGAGATATTCAGTGTCCGGTAAAAAGCAATTGGATGATGTGCCGGATGTATTTTCAAACTTTGCGCTTAGAGTGACAAATGGAAATAACGTAGCCAAAGTAGAAGCGGCAGTAAATCCGTTTAGGAGGTATTGATATGACAACAAAGGATTATCTAAACCAGATAAGCAGGCTTAACCGGATGATAAATAATAAGCTGGTAGAGCTTGCACAACTTAAAGAGCTGTCATGCAGCATATCGTCAATTACAAATGAAGAAAGAGTAATGGCAACGCCAAATTTTGATAAAATAGGAACAAAGCAGGCAAAAATAGATGAAATGGAACGGAATATAGATGCACTGGTTGATGAATATATCATCAAAAGAGATCAGATTGTCAGCCAGATAGATAGCATGGAAGATGAAAATGTCTATAATGTGTTGTTTTCAAAGTACATAGAAAAAAAGACATTTGAGGTTATTGCAACCGAAATGAATTACTCTTGGAGACAGACAATAAGGCTTCATGGAATTGCATTAAAAAAATTTGAGCAAAAATATGGAGCAACTTATTTGTAAAATGTCATAGAATGTCATATTGAAAAAATGATATAGTTATAATCGAAGAAAACAACAAAAGTTGAATACTTCACCTCCCCCAATCTGGAAAAGCATCGTAGAGAAATCTCCGGTGCTTTTTCTTTTGAAAAGAAAAGAGGATTTTATGGGATATAAACCAAAAACAATATATTGCCCGCGGTGTGGAAGAAAAGTTGCCACGCACGATGGGCGTTCAACAATGAACATTTCTGTGGAATGTAGGAAATGCCACAAAAAAGTGGTATTTTATCCGGAGAATGGTAAGACGGAATTAAAATATCTTCCAATCCGGTCAACATCCAGTGGGATGACGTTTATTTAGGAGCCAATTATGAATAATAAATCTCTCCAAGATCTTGTTAAAGGCTGTTATGGGCGAAAAATTTTATATACTGATGTTGAAACCATCACAGCAGACAATATTGTCAAGGTGGTGGGAGACTGCATCGGAAATTTTTATTACAACAAAACCATCATAGAATACTTATGGCGGTATTACAAAGGCGACCAACCTGTTTTGTACCGCGTAAAGGTGCAAAACAGTGACATTACCAATAAAATTGTTGAAAACCACGCATACGAGATTGTTCAGTTCAAAGTAGGACAGACATATGGCGAGCCAATCCAGTTTATCAGTCGAAAAGATGACGATGTAATCAATAAGGCAGTGGATGCGCTGAATGACTATCTTGTAGACGCAAATAAGCAGGAAAAGGACATTAAAGCTGGTGAATGGCAGTCAGCAACCGGAACATCTTTCAAGGCGGTGAGATTTGCAAATGGAGATATACCATTTCAGATTGTTGCTCCTACTCCGATGAATACTTGTGTTATTTATAATCGGAGCACGGAAGAACCGGTTCTTGCAGTACAAGAACTTAAGGACGAGGATGGAAGATGGTACAAACTGTGCTATACAGACAGTCATTCGTGCAAAATTCAAAATGGAGTAGCTTCTGAATGGAAATTGCATGCGTTTGGAAGCATTCCTATTGTTGAGTTCCCAAATAATCACGAAAGAATATCAGACATTGAACTTGTCATAGGGCTTATGGATGCCATAAACAACATGCAGTCAAACAGAATGGATGGAATTGAGCAGTTTGTGCAATACTGGGTTAAGTTTGTAAACTGTGAAATTGACCAAAAGACGTTTGAAGAAATGAAAATGAGCCATGCTCTGACGGTAAAGTCCAATAACAAGGATAACAAAGCCGATGTTGAGATTATGACGCAGGAACTAAATCAGAGCCAGTGTCAGGTGGCAAAAGATGATCTTTGGGACAATGCCTTATCAATTCTTGCCATACCAAACAAGCAGGGGAACACTGGCGGAGATACACAGGGCGCGGTAGAGTTGAGAAATGGTTGGGATTTTTCAAAGACAAGAGCAAAATTAAAAGATCCAATCGTGAAATCGGCAGAGAAAAGACTTGCAAAAGTTGTCTTAAATGCAATACGCGTTAAAGATCATGATTTGAACTTGTCAGTTAGAGATTTTGACGTTCAAATCAATCATAGCCCGCAAGACAATATGTATACGAAGTCACAAACACTGTATCAGCTATTAAAGTGCGGCATACATCCTCTTATTGCAATTAAAACGGTCGGACTCTGGGGCGATTCGGAAAAAACATTTTTGCAGTCTAAGCCATACATGGATGCTTTATGGAAAACCATTGATGATGCAGAAGAGCAGGAACAAAAAGCGCAGGAAATTGTAAACCAATTAAATAAACAGCAAAATAAGACAGCTACCGAGTAATCGGCGGCTGTTTTTATTTTATAAAAATTCGCAAAGTTGTGAGCGTAAAAAACAACAGTGTCATTCGGTGTCGTTGCACCGCAAAAATTCGTAAAGACATATCGGAGGTAATCAATGAAAAGAGAAGAGTTAATTGCAATGGGTATCAGTGAGGAAAATGTTGAGAAAATCATTGCTGATTACGGCAGTGCCGTACAGAGAGAACAGGCAAAAGCAGCAGAGCTTAAGGCAAAGGCAGACAGCGCAGATGAGTTGCAGAAAAAGCTGGATGAAATGGAAGCAGGAAACCTCACGGAACTTGAAAAAGCAAACAAGGCGTTAGAGACAGCAAATCAGCAGATTGCAGATATGCAGAAGAAAAACGCCATCAGAGATCAGCGCGAAGCATTGATGGAAAAGTTAAAAATCAATGCAGAGCAGGCAAAATCTGTCGTCAAAGATGATGGAAGCCTTGATTATGACGCTCTTGGAAAGATTACATCCGAAAAGGAAACCGCAGCAGCGCAGGCAAAGGAACAGGAGATCGCAAATAATTCTGAAAATCCGGGCGGCGGTACTGCAGGTGGAGAAAATAAAAAAACGGCAGATGTTGAAAATGCCGAAAGTATCAGCTTTGGCGAACCGGCAAAAAATGCAGAAGCCAAAGACCATTATGTTTTATAGGAGGTAAATTATGGGAAAACCGATTGAAAGAGACTTTACACAGAGTAAAGGAATTTTAAAATTCTTTCCTTATGAGGGTGCGGCGTGCATCGTTCCGCAGACAATGGTGTCAAGTGCCGATGCAAACGGAAAGAAGATTGCAAAGGCGGGAACACCGTTTCCAAGCAATGACGAATCTTGCAAAGGGTATCTGCTGGAAGATGTTGACGTAACAATGGGAGATGCGCCTGGAACTTATGTATATCAGGGTTCTATTGACAGCGCAAAGGTAACAGCGAACGGAGTGACCGTGGAAGCAACTGCAAAAGCAGCAACACCGCGCGTCACTTTTTTTGATTAAGAAATGGAGGTATTAGAGAATGGCATTACCATTATCAGAAGCATTTACCGCAAGAAGCCTTGGGGTTATGTGGAATAATTATGAAAAAACGCTTGGTTCTGCGCCTTACTTAGGTAGACAGAAATTTGGAACCAGAAAACAGGACAGCCTTGAACTTAGATTTATCAAAGGAAAAAACGGTCTCCCGGTATCCTTAAAGGCATCCAATTTTGATGCGCAGGCAGAGTTAAGAGACGTTGGTGGATTTTCGGACATTCAGAACGAGATGCCTTTCTACCGTGAATCTTACATGGTAACAGAGCGTGAAGAGCAGGAGTATGCAAATTACCAGTCGGCAGAAAATTCCAACATGGCAAACCAGGTGCTTAGAGAAATCAGCAAAAAACCGATGATGCTTATTGAGGGGGCAAGAGTGGTGCCGGAACGCCAGATTTGGCAGTTATTAGCACCATCTGATGGTATTCCAAGAGTACAGGTAACAATTGGCGGAAAGAGCTACTATGTGGATTATACTTCGGACAATGGAGTGGCGCACAAGAGAGATCATTACAAGGATATATCCGGAAGCGATACCGATAAATGGTCTGCATCCGAAACAGCAACGCCACTTGATGACCTTATCGAGATTAAACGTGAGTTTGCAAAGAAAACCGGATATTCCCTTGCACGCTTTAGCATGAATACAGAAACATGGGAAATGGTCCTTAAGGCGGAAGATACAAAGAAACAGGTGCTTGGAATTACTGCTTACAATGGCGGCATTCGCTTACAGCAGGGGCAGGTTACAGAGTATCTTAGAGGATACGGCATCGAGATTGAAGTTTACGACAAACTTTACATCGACCCTGCAGACGGTGCCACCAAATATTTTATTCCTACAGGAGTTATTTCAGCGCAGGCATCCGGCGTGTACCTTGGAGATTATGTCTTTGGAAAGACACCGGAAGAGAGAAGCGGAAGTTTGACAGACGGAAACCTTTCTATTGTAGAAACAGGTATTTCGGTATATACATACGCAACAAATCATCCGATCAACACTCATTGCGTTGTGTCAATGATCGGATTGCCTACTTTTGAGGGAATGGACAGCGTTGTTGTCATGAAAGTTGCGTAGGAGGTGCGGTATGATTGCTGAATACACGGTAAAACGCAATGGAAGATGGTATAAAGCAGGAGATGAAATCCCGGACATTGTTCCGGGAGAGAAATCTTCCGGCGGGTACACCAAGACAGAGATTAACAGAATGAGCACTGCTGATTTACAGGCACTTGCCGCTGAACATGGGATCGATGGTGCAGAAGAAATCAGTGGAGCGGAACTGAAACGCATTTTGATTGAGCAGTTCGGATTATAGGTGGGAAAGAATGGACGGATATACAACATTAGAGCAGGTCAAAATCAGACTGAAACAATTTCATATTGAAACCGTTACGGATGAAGATGGTGTTACTTCTGATGTTGTCGCGTTCGACCAGAAAGAAGATAATCCTTACATCGAACAGCTTATCAAGCAGGCAAGAAATGAAGTGGTAAGCAAGAGGAATTACCCGGAAAGCTACACGGATGAAAAAATATCCGAAGACTTGAAACAGTTTGAGGATGTAATCGTCAATTTATCCGTGTACGACCATTCACAGGCAGGAGAAGCCTATATGGCAAGTTATTCAGAAAACGGCGTAAGCCGTAGCTGGAAAGACAGGGAAAGCTTATTTGTTGGAGTATTTCCGTTTGTAAAAGCAATTTAACATCGCCTATAGGGCATTAATAAAAGAAGATTGTGCGTTACGTTTTGCCGATGTTGGAAAAACGTAGCAGGCGGCACACATTGAGCGGTGGTGGGCGGTGTGCCAATTACAAAGAAAGGCGGTATATGATGTGACGATAGAATTATCTACAGCAATCATTATAAGCGTGTTATCACTCGGTTTTTCCGTCTATATGGGATTAAAGAATAACAAGCGAACAGACACAAAGGATGTTGAGGAACGTGTGAAAGAAAATACACGCATCAATATGAAACTGGATGCCATCTCAAACAACACGACGGATATTAAGAATGAAGTCTCGGAGATGAGAAAAGAAATCAACTCACATGACAACCGGATTATTAAAGTTGAGGAAAGTGTGAAATCAGCGCATCACAGAATTGACGGAATTGAAAACCGTCTTAATGATGATAAGGAGGTGTAATCATGGACATTTTACAGAGCGTTATTGCCAATATGACAATCATCTTGGCAATCATTGGGGCACTTGCTTTTGTTGTATCTGTAATAACACAGGTTATCAAGGGCGTAGGAGCGTTTTCTAAGGTGCCGACAGACATTCTTGTGTTTGTACTTTCCATTGGAATTACTGTAGCTGCATTTGTGGCATATATGCAGTATATTCAGATGACAATTTTATGGTACATGATTTTGGCGGCTATTATTGCAGGATTTATTGTTGCTTTTGTTGCAATGTATGGCTGGGAAAAATTGTCTAAACTGTGGAAACGGTTTGGCAAGGATGTGAAATGAAATGCTTGAGATCAATAAGCAAAAAATGAGTTATTCGCTACAGAGCGGAAAGGTTCCGGTGTATGTGACGGACGAGGATGGAAACATCGAATATTCTTCATATACTGATTCAGATGGAAATGTAATTTATTACCTCGATGAAGATGGAAACAAAATACCGAAAACAACCGGAGAGTATACCACGGGTTATGAGAAGCCTGTGGTTTTTTATTCTTCAATCAGCAATAAGTTGAGTGAAGCACTTATAAAAGAGTTTGGCGTTGACAATTCCACAAACTTTGTTCAGATTGTCGAGGACAAAGGGAAACTTCCATTGAACGTCGGCTCTTTGGTATGGAAACGGTCAGATGTAAGGTACAAAGATGAAGAGAATACAATCGTTGACGAAAATTCGGCTGATTACATCGTAAAAGGTGTTGCAGACGAGGGATTGACGGTTGATTTGTTCTTATTGCAAAAAAATGTGAAGTAGGTGCAACATGGGGAAAAAAGTAATCACAATGAGCCTGTCTGAAAAGTCTATTCAGAACGCCATACGAGAGCTTAGAGCCTATCAAAACAGCTTGACATATAAATGTCAGCTATTGGCAGAAAAACTCGCGGAAAAGGGCGTAGAGATTGCCAGAGTGCAAATTGCTGACCTTGACGCAATATTTACATCGGAACTCATTTCTAGTATTCATGCGGAATATGAAGGGAGCACTAAGGGCGGCGGGATATGGGCGGTAATAGCCGGTACAGACCACGCCGCATTTGTTGAGTTTGGAACCGGAATTGTGGGACAGCAAAGTCCTTATCCTGAGAAACTGCCGGAGGGTGTTTCGTGGCAGTACGCAAGTGGAAAAACTATACATCAGATTTCAGATGGAAGATATGGATGGTTTTATAAGGACGACAATGGCGATTGGTGGTTTACAGAGGGAATGCCAAGCCGACCATTTATGTATATGACCGCAAATGAGTTGCGGCAAATTGTCACGCAGACAGCGAAGGAGGTGTTTAGATAATGGCAGGCAACCAGTGGGTATTTGACCTTGAAACAAACATTTTTTCCAATGTTGTAACGATAGCCAAACCAAAACTCCAGAAGAAATACAAAAACATGAATTTTGACACTGCATTTACAACGGTTGAAAAGAACCTGGATAAAGACCCTGTTTTCCCGACTATTTACATCCATGAGATGCCGGGGCTTGAACGTGGGTCAGATTTAGAGGGAACATTCGTAAATGCGGTGCAGGAAACAATACAGGTTGATGTCATTACAAACACAAAGCAGAGCGACGCAAAAGGGATTATGGCTATTTTAGCTGATGCCTTTAAGCAGATGCGATTTCAAATCACAGCAATTCCGGAGTTTAAAAACGACAGCGAGAAAAAATTTAGAAGCGTTGCAAGGTTCCGGAGGATAATCGGAGCTAACGACAGATTGATGTAAAAGAGCCGAAAGGCTCTATTTTTTATGCACCGGGTGCAAAAAGATGTGCCCGATAACCGCATTATTTGGCGGTAGAAAGAGAGGTAAAAATGGCAGCAGCAGGATTGTCTACGTTAGGCATTACGTTTGGATACGGCACAGAAGCGACAGCCGGAACAAAGCCTACATCGTTTAAACAGCTTACAAGAATTAACGCAATCGGAGGTATCAACATTGAGCCGGAACAGATTGACGCATCTGCATTAGAAGATGCTATTACCAGATATGTAAAGGGGCGCGCAGATACCGGTGGCTCTTTTCCTATCACGGTAAACCTTACGGATGCCACAAAAGAAGAGTGGGAAGCACTTATCACGGCGTACAAAGCGCTTACCGATGGAAAAAGAATGTGGTTTGAAACCATTATCCCTGGATTTGCAGATGCGTTTTTTGTGGTTGCGCAGCCACCGGAGCAGATACCGCAGCCGGAGATTGGTCAGAATGAGCTTTTGACGGTTGAAATGAACCTTACCATTGAGGAATACAAGGGAATGGACACGGCTGTAGCGTTTACACCGGGGGAATAACACGTCAGTCGAATAGTTCGGTTGAATCGGCTGACGATAATCAGACAACCGAAGCGGAACTTGAGGGAACAGTTTAAAAGAATAGGGCGGTCTTCGGACTGCCCTTTCCCTATATGAGAGGGAGAAAGGGAAAGAAAATGACAAAATTAAAGCTTGGAGAGAAAGAGTTACAGATCAAATTCGGATATGAAGCAACCGTGAAAAGCGGAATTATCAAGAAAGTAGCAAAATTAGACCAGATGAAAAATATTGAAGCGGTTGACGAAATCCTTTTATTTATTCCGGAGTTAATTCTTGTAGGCGCGCAGAAGTTTCACAAAGAGGAGCTTGGATACAACTTGGAAACTGAAGAAGAAAAGGAACAGCAGCTTGGAAAAGTATATGCCATGCTGGATGACTACTTTGACGGAGAAGATGCAGATGTTCATGCACTTTACAATGCACTTTTAGCAGAGTTACTTGAAAACGGTTTTTTATCAAAACTGCTCAAAGCAGAGCAGAAAGAAGTGGAGAAGAAAACTACCAGGAAAAAGTAGAAGAACAGAGAGAACTTACATGGGGAACATATTGCACGGAAATCCGCCCATTCTGGCTTTTAGTCACTAAAGGGTATGGATTTACCGTGTGTGATATAGACGCGTCCTGCCCGTCTGATTTACAGCCTTATGCGGATGCTTACAACTTAGATAAAAAGCAAAGAGACAATGAGATGTGGATGTGGTTTGGAACATATGGATTGTCAGCGGTATCAGTGGCAGTAGAACATTGTCTTGCTGGTAAAAAAGCTAAATCAAAGTATGTAGACAAGCCTATCACAGAGCATAGTTTGTTAAACGATTCTGAAATGACAGAAGAGGAAATTCAGAAACAAAGAGAATTATTTGTGGCAAAACTCAAAATTATGCAATCAAATTATGAGTTGAGCCACCCAAAGAAAGAAGAGGTGCCACATGAAAATTAAAGGTATTGATGTTTCCGGGTACAATGGAAATATTAACTGGTCAAAAGTAGCAGAAAACGGCGTTGAATTTGCCATTTTGAAAGTAATCCGAAAAGATTTGCAGCCGGACAAGTATTTTGAAGCAAACTGGACAGGAGCAACGGAAGCGGGTGTTCCGGTGCAGGGCGTATATAATTACAGCTACGCAACAAACGCAGAAAAGGCACGGACTGATGCACAAAGAGTGATTGAAGTTCTTGCCGGAAGAAATGTGATGGTGTGGCTGGATGTAGAGGATAAGTGCCAGCAGAATATTGGAGATAAGATTGTTTCTATTATCAATGAATATCAGAAGATCATTGAAGACGCAGGGTGCAAATTTGGTGTATACACGGGTCTGTCTTTTTACAACAGCTATATCAAGCCATATCTTGAGCATATTGATTGCCCGTTTTGGGTCGCAAGATACCCGTCCAGTACGCCTATGATGATTACGGCGGACGCACCGGAAGATAAGAAGCCTGATATTCTTCATGAACTTTACGGATGGCAATACAGTTCAAAGGGATTTGTAGCCGGTGTTTCCGGATGCGTCGATCTGAATGAACTGTATGTAGCGGTAGACACGGTAAATGTCATGCCGGAGCCAGAGAACACGATTCATAAGGTTGGAGAGGAAATCACGGTTTCTTCTTACTACAAATCTTCCACGGCTGGTATTGGAGATGCGATCATCAAGTATGCTTCCGGAACGATTACACGAATCAAGGCGGGTACGCATAATCCATATTGCTTTTCAAAAAATGGAGTTGCAGTAGGTTGGTGCAACGATGGAGATATTCGATCAACGGATGCTTCTGTGATGTCTACAGATAAAAAAACAACGTATACGGTACGACGCGGAGATACGCTTTCAAAGATCGCAAAAGAAAACAATGTAACGGTTGCAAAATTGCAGAGAGACAACGGGATCAAGAACCCAAACAAAATTTATGTAGGGCAGAAAATTTGGATTCAGTAAAAAATCAAGGACGGTAAGGTGTCACAGCCTACCGTCTTTTTATTATGCGTAGAAAGTTGGTGCGGTCATGGCAGATATTGATGAATTACAGATAAAAATTAAGGCTGATTCTGCAAAAGCGAGCGATTCCATTGATAAACTTGCATCAAGTTTGGATAGTCTTGGAAAAAGTCTATCATTTGATACCAGTAAACTTTCAAACATAGCATCTGGAATTAGAAGCATGTCTGACGCGGCAACAGGGTTTAAGGGTGCAAAATCAAAAGAGATTACATCACTTGCCACCGCATTAAGCAAATTCTCAAATGTAGACACATCATCTTTCTATGGTATATCTGCGGCAATGAAAAATCTTGCGGCAGGAATGAAAGATACAAAAACGATTGATGCAAGTGGAATTATGAATACGGCGGCGGCACTGTCTAAAATGGGCGGAACGTTGGCTACTGTAGGAACAAGCAATCTAGTTAAAATTAAGGATGACCTTGCTTACTTTGTCAAAGGAATGAACAGCGTAGGGGCACTTAACTTTGATACAACAGGTTTGACCAATCTGATAGGAAGTATCAGCAGACTTGGTGGTAAAATTTCTACACAGGCGACATCCAATTTGCCGCAAATATCAGCGCAACTACAGAATTTTGTGCGCCAGATGAATAAAATCGGCGAACTGAAATTTGATATGACAAATATGAGCAGCCTTGTGACGTCTATATCAAGGTTAGGAAGCGTTGCGAGCGGCAGGGCAGTAAACAACATACCTTTGCTTGCAGATAACCTTAAATACCTGTTTGAGACGCTTTCAAAAGCGCCTGACGTAAGCGCAAACATCATCCGGATGACAGAAGCACTTGCAAATTTGGCAAAAACAGGCGCATCATCCGGTAGAGCAGCAACATCACTCGGGAAAAGTTTGAACATTTTTAGCGGATCTGCGAACAATGCGAAGAGTAGCAGCTTTAGTCTTGCGTCAGCATTTGGAAAACTATATGCATCATACTGGCTGTTATTCCGTGCTTTTTCAAAGATTAAAGATGCAATCGACATTTCATCTTCTTTGACAGAGGTTGAGAACGTTGTACGTACCACATTCGGCAATTATGAGAAGCTGATACAGGACTTTTCAAAAACATCCATACAGGATTTTGGCATGTCAGAGTTGACCGCTAAACAGGTGGCAAGCCGATTCCAAGCTATGGGTACAGCCATGGGATTTTCACAAGGAAAGATGGCTGACATGTCGCTACAGCTTACAAAGCTGACCGCGGATATGGCTTCTTTCTATGATATGGAGCAGTCTGACGTTGCTAGAAACTTGCAGGCAGTATTTACCGGAGAGACAGAGCCGTTAAGAAAATATGGTCTTGACCTCACACAGGCTACCCTTAAAGAGTGGGCTATGAAGCAGGGATTGGATGCTGACATTTCGTCTATGACGCAGGCTGAAAAAACTATGCTTCGGTATCAGTATGTCATGGCAAATACAGCCGCGGCGCAGGGAGACTTTGCGAGAACATCAGACACATGGGCAAACCAGATAAGAATCCTTAAGCAGTCATTTGAACAGCTTGCGGCTATTATCGGTGGCGCACTGATTAACGCTTTTAAACCGTTTGTGCAAACTCTTAATGCAGTCATGCAGAAAGTTATTGCTTTTGCAACGACAGTAACTAATGCGTTAGGATCAATCTTCGGATGGAAATTTGAGATTTCTGCCGGTGGTTTGGCAAATGATTGGTCTAATGCAGCAGGGAGCGCGGCTGATATAGCGGACAGCACTGGACAGGCAGCGAAGAACGTTGAAAAGATGAATAAGGGCTTAAGAGCCTTTGACGAACTGAATCTGATTACCACTCCGGATAATTCAAGCGGATCTGGTTCTGGTGGTTCCGGCGGTGGTGGTGCATCCGGCGGTGGTGCGTCCGGTGGGCTGGTACAGGTAGATACCATTTTCAAGGACTATGAAAGTCAGATCAGAAGTTTGCGGGAACTTGGGGAATATATCAGCGATGCGTTATCAGATGCCATGGAATCTATTGACTGGGATAGAATTTATTCCAAGGCTAGAAACTTTGGAAAAGGGCTGGCAGATTTCCTTAATGGGCTTATTACACCAAGATTGTTCGGAGATGTCGGCATGACGATTGCAAGTGCACTTAACACAGCAATTTATGCAGCCTTGTCATTTGGAGAAGAATTTGACTGGACAAATCTGGGAGATTCCATTGCCGCAGGAGTGAATCGCTTCTTTGAAACGTTTGATTTTTCGGCACTTGGTAGAACAATCAATACATGGGTTCATGGAATATATGACACTATTACAACAGCAATTGGAAATATCAAGTGGTCAGAAGTATGGGATGGTGTAACGGATTTTTTGAGTGAAATTGATCTTGAGACAATATCTCTTATTATTGGAGCATTTGCACTTAAGTATGCAGGGAAATTTCTTACAAGTAAAATTCTTAAGGAAACAATAGGAAAGCTGATTAGTGAGAAGTTTGTGGCGGCGTTTGGACAAGAGTCAGTAAAGTCAATTCTTTCTTATGTAGTTCCGATTTCACTTTCCGTTGCAGTTGGGGCGTTAACTTTTACTATTGGAAAAGACAGTATAAAAAAAGATGCAGAAAATCTAGTAAAAGCATATAAAGATGGTGGATTTTTACAATATTTGCAAGAAAGCTTAAAGCAGCTTATAAATCCGTTTGAGTGGATAAATGCATATGGTGGGGGCATTTTGAGTCAAAAAGGAATACTTGATAGTTATTCAGACGGAGTTGACTTAAACATTAAGATGCCGAAAAAAGAAGATTATGCATCTTTAGATGAATACCAAAAGGCACTAAACGATTTTAACAATAATGTACCAGACAGCCTAAAAGTTCCAAGTAGCTTTGATTTAAAAGCATGGATAGATGAGTGGAAACAAATAAATGGTCTAGATAATGTGGACTTAAGAGCAGAAGTTGTTCTTCCAAACTTGAGAGAAAAAATATCTGGGTTTAAAGACGACGTAAAAGAATGGTGGGGATTAGATGTTGAACTACCCGTTTGCAATAAATTAACAACAACTTTAGAGGATGTTTCTTCATGGTGGGAAGATGTAAAGGAATATTGGGGAGAAAAAAAGCTCTCAATACAGACAGAAATAGGAGAAATAAAAGGTAAAATAGAAGAAAAGTGGAATGAAGCATCTGAATACATTCAAGAAAATATTTTGCCTTGGTTTACTAAAGATCATTGGCTTGAAATAGGAAACGGAATAAAAGAAGGTCTTTCGACTAAATGGGAGGAATTCTCTACATGGTGGAGTGACACAGGTATAGCCGTTTGGTGGAACGAGAAAGTTTCTCCATGGTTTACAGTAAATACATGGAAAAGCCTTGGAGAAAATATAAGAAAAGGTCTATCTAAAAAGTGGGAGGAATTTACTGGATGGTGGGAAAACACCGGATTCTATAAGTGGTGGAATCAAGATGTTGCTCCAAAGTTTACAACAGACAAGTGGACATTTAGTGGTATTTCAGATGGATTAAAAAATGCATGGAATAATGCTATAGCCGCTGTAAAGCACATATGGAACGGATTTGCAAACTGGATGAACTCAAAGCTTTCTTTTTCGTGGGATGCGGTAAACATTGCTGGAAAGCAGATTGTTGGAGCCGGAAGTATAAATCTCGGGAAAATTCCTACTTTTGCCGCCGGAGGATTCCCAAGCCAGTACAGTATGTTTATGGCGGGAGAAAATGGAAGGGCAGAAATGCTAGGAACCGTCGGAGGAAAAACAGCGGTTGCCGGTGGGCAGGAAATTACCGGCATTCGAGATGCAGTGTACAGTACGGCGCAACAGGAAATGGAATTGCTAAGACAGCAAAATCAGTTGCTTCAAGGAATTTTGGAAAAAGAATTTGGGATTACATCAGAGCAGATCGGAAAAAGCGCTCGCAATTATGCAAAAGATTACTTTAACAGAACTGGAAGAGAAGCATATATTTTCTAATGACAAATACCGCCACTTGTGGTAGAATCATTTTATTACAAGTGGCGGGAGGGTAACACATGGCGTTGATTAAATGTCCTGAATGTGGAAAAGAAATTTCAGACAAAGCAGAAATGTGTATCAATTGCGGATTTCCGTTGAAACAACACGAAAACAATGAAATGTCTGCGGGGAAAAGTGAATTTTATAAATCATACGAACAAGAAAACGAAAATGATAGAGGGTGGGAACGCCCAAAAGAGCCAGAGATTACAGGTGTTGGAAAATTATTCTTAAGAAATTCTGTTGAAAGATCTCAAAACACGGGATTTAATGGTATATATAAATATACTTTATTCGGAGAAAAAAAAGAGGTTTACTGTCCAAGATGTGGGAGCGAAAATTGTTCTCATTATACGGAGCAGAAATTTGTACCAGGCAAAACAAAGACAAGATACACTGCAAATCTAAATCCATTTAAACCGTTTACTTTAGTAAATAAAAAGGAAAAGATTTTGAGAAAAGATCAAACATATGAAATAAATAAAATTATATGTAATGATTGTGGCTACACTTTCATATAAATTTGGATTTAATATGTGGAGAATTACGATGGAGAATAGGGAGTCTGAATCAGAACTAAATGAGTGCAAAAAGAAGTTGAATAAAGCACATCAAACGATAGAAGAATTGAAAATTAAGATGACGCAAGATAAAAAGAATTACAAATGGGAAATAAGAGAGTTAAATAAAGAAAAAGATGCATTAAAGGCGCACAATACTGATCTTTTTAATCGGGAGTCAAACGCGCTTATTCGTGCGGACGATTTGGAAAAAGAGAATATTGCATTGAAAAAAGAGAAAAAGAAATTGGAAATAAAAATAGAAAAACTGGAAAAAGAGAACGAAAACTTATTGAAGAAAAAGGATGAATGTACTAGGGATGCAGATTGGGAAAGGCTGGGGAAAGCGGGTATATAAGAGGGAGCGCAGTGATGCGCTTGACAAATAAAAACAGAAGATATATAATTCCAAATAATTAAAAATCACGCAGGTAGATTCAAGAAGTTTAGAACGTCCTGCAAGCCTATGAGGAATAGGTGCGGATTCGTGACCGCCAGAGATTGAAGAGATTCAGTCTTTGGTGGTCTTTTTATTTAATAAAAACCATCAAGGAGGAATGGTATATGTTAGTAGAAATTAAGACAGTAAAAAAAGAAGAGGTAACGGTAGTAACAAGTCTTGATGTGGCGGAAACATTTGGTAAGGAGCATAAGAATGTTCTTGCTGATATAAGAAATATTCAGAATGATATTAGTAGCGCTGAATTTTCAGCTCTATTCTATGAAGAGACTTATACAGCATCAAATGGGAAGAAAAATCCTATGTATTACATGAACAGAGACGGTTTTACACTTTTAGTCATGGGGTATACAGGAGAAAAAGCCATGCAGTTTAAACTGGCTTATATCAAGCAGTTTAATGCGATGGAGAAGGCTCTTATTGGTAAAATCAAAGAACGAGAAAAAGGTATTGCCGTTAGGCAGGCTTTAACAAAGGCAATTCAACAGTCTGGAGAAAATGACAGGATGCATGGACACGCATATTCTACTTATACAGATTTGGTTTACAAGGCAGTTTTGGGGAAATCTGCAAAACAGTTGAGAGATGAATACGGAATAGGGAAGCAGGATAATTTAAGAGATTTTCTATCAGAAGAAGAACTTGCAAAAGTGAAATCCGTAGAGATGGTAGTGAGCGGTCTTGTGGATTGTGGCTGGGGATATGATGAAATAAAGTCGTTTATTACGAATAAAGAAAGAAAGCTAATTGCAGCATAAAACGCGGAAGTAATTCACACGCCGGAGAAAATTGTGATCAAAGCGACCAATATCGAAGTAATCACAAAATAGATAAAGAAAAAGAAGTGGCATCTATCAAATTGGTGGTAGGTGCTATTTTTGTACCCATTTTTAGGAGAATAGCCATGAAAAAATATAAACCAATAGACTGGAGCAAGTGCCCGGAAAGTCGCACACCAATAGGAAATCCGAATAATTGCGTCGTGGCGGATATTCTGCCGGACGGAAAAACTGAAATCTTATTTTCAAGTGATGATAACGGTATTTATATTTGCAAAACTGAAAAGAAAACTTGATTGGAGGTGTTTGGCATGGCGTACAGCGGATGGTTGTTAAAGATTGGAAATTATACAGTTCCAATGTCTTTTATGAAACCGGAGACATATAGCCCATATGTGAATATGCAGGACTTAGACGATTATACGGACGCTAACGGCTATCTACATAGAAATGCCGTGGAATTAAAGGCGTTAAAAGTTGAGTTTGAAACACGGGCTATGCTTACAAACACGGAATTTAATGCCATTATAAGTAAAATCCGTCAGCAGTTTACCAATGCAACCGGAAGAGATTGCTATATCACGGCGTACATACCGGAGTATGACGATTATGTAACACAGTATGGTTACATGGCAGATTTTCAACCTACAATATACGGGACTTATGGAGGTCAAATTCATTACAACTCTGTAAGACTGGCATTTATAGGGGGTGTATACGATGGTTGATTACCAATATTCAAGCCTGTTTTTAAAGGACAGCGTAGACAAACAGTTAAACATCGTATCTGATGATGGGAAAATCAATATCACAAACACCGAACTACACCAAGAAAAATTTGAATTGACAGAAAGTTTGTGTTCGGAATCTGAATTAACATTCGGGGCATGTGAAGCCGGTATGATTAAATTCACGGTGTCCAATGTATTCTTGCCAATGAAAGGAAAGTGGTTGACTGCAAAGATGACTCTTGATGGTCACGAAGATAAACCATTCCAAATAGGAAGATACAAGGTTTATTCTGACACACCTACGGCAGATCGGACGTGCCGGGATGTGGTAGCTTACGATGTTTTGTATGATATTTTATCATCTGATGTTACTGATTGGTACAATCAGATACTTCCACAAAAAGATAGCAAGGTAACGATCAAACAATTTAGAGATAGCTTTTTTAATCATTTTGGAGTGGAACAGGAAGAAGTATCTCTTGTAAATGATGAAATGATTATTGAAAAAACTGTAGAAGTGAAAGCATCAAGTGGCGGAAGTTCAGATACTGCAGAGACAAGCACGATAGGCGAAGCCATAAGCGGAAAAGAGGTTTTGTCTTGTATACTTGAAATTAACGGTTGTATGGGAAATATCGGGCGCGTTGGAAAGTTTCGCTATGTGTACTTAACGCAAGATATGCAGGGGCTTTATCCGGCGAATGATCTTTACCCTGCGGATGATCTTTACCCTAGAAATCCAAAAAGCACCAGCATAAGTAAAAGCCAGTACATTTCAGCACAATATGAAGATTATATTGTCAGAACGATTGACAAACTGCAGATTCGTGAAAAAGAGAATGATATAGGAGTGATTGTAGGTGATGGCGGAAACACTTATGTGATCGAGGGAAATTTCCTTGTTTATGGGAAGGGAACAAAGGAATTAAACGAAATTGGAGAAAAAACCTTATCAAAGATAAAAGGAATTATATACAGACCATTTAGTGCTGACTGCAAAGGAAATCCATGCCTTGAAGCCGGAGATGCGGTACGGCTGACCACAAAATATGAACTGATCGAGACTTACATCCTAAAGCGCACGCTGAAAGGCATACAGGCACTAAGGGACAGTCTGGAAGCTGACGGGGAAGAGTACCGTACAAGTAAGGTCAACGGAATACAGCGGAGCATATTGCAGCTGAAAGGCAAGAGCAACACGATGGAACGGTCAATCGAGGAAACAAAGTCGACAATCGTTGATGTGGAAAAGGGTTTGCAGTCACAGATCACTCAGACCGCCACAGAAATCCGGTCAGAAGTAAAGAATACTGCGGACGGGTTATCATCACGGATCACACAGAATTCAGAGAGTATTACTGCAGAGGTAAGCCGGGCAAACCAAAAAGAAGGGGAACTTGCAGCTGCAATTCAGGTCAATGCTGCAGGAATAACATCAAAGGTGTCGCGTGATAGTGTTATATCGGAAATCAACCAGTCAGCAGAGGGGGTTAAAATTCGGGCGGACTTGCTTGAACTTAAAGGCAATGTCGAGATGACAGATGGTTACATTCAACTTGAAGCGGTCGAAGCAAAGAACTTTATTGTCTTGAAGCGTGAAGGAACGGAAGTAACTATGGGAAATGATGGTATGAGCGCTATTGCTGATTCAAGAAAAGCAATATTTCAGTATTCCCAAGTATCCGTAGAAGATACAGACACAGGATCTTTTGCAAAGATTCTGGCAACAGGAACAGGGCTGTCATCATATGGATGGGAAAGTTACTCCGACCGGCGGTTAAAGCATGGCATAGAATCCCTTGACCGAGAAAAAAGTGCTGCACTTATACAGTCACTGCGACCGTGCCGCTTTATTTATAACTATGACGCCGCGGGACATTACCGACACGGTCTGATTGCGCAGGAGGTATTGAACGCGGTCGGTAATGAAGACTGGGCGATTTGCTCCGAGAATCCAGATCCGGATGGCAATACCTATTATTCACTTGACAAAACAGAGTTGATTGCTGATCTGATAGCTACGGTACAGTTACAACAAGAGGAAATAGAAGAATTAAAAAGGAAAGTAGGATGAGAAAATGGTCAATGCAAAAATCCGTGAGTTTGAGAATGACATTATCAATTTTATCAATGCGAGCGGTGACATCCCAGTAGAGGTAAAGCATCTGGTACTTAGGGATATATGCAACCAGCTTGAAAAAGAAGCGGATAAGCAGGTGGTCGCGGAAAGACAGATGGAACAGAAAAAGAAATCGGAGGAAAGCCATGAATAAAGCATATAAGCGTATTAACTGGGAGAATTACCCGAGCGATGCTACGCCTTTGAATGAAGCGAATCTCAACAAGTTGGACAGTGCAACAGATACCATTGACGACCGTGTGATTACTCTGGATACAACAAAAGCCACGAAAACAGAGGTGGCAACTCTTGTGTCGGATGTGACGTTCGAGGAATTGACAGGTATTATTACTGTCACAAAAAAGAATGGTTCAAAGGTTACGATCGACACGCAGATGGAGAAAATAGCTGTCAACTTTGACTATGACCCGGTTACGGAGCAGATCATACTTACTCTGATCGACGGCACGAAACAGTACATAGATTTATCGGCGCTGATTACCCAGTATGAGTTTTTGGATACGGACACAGTGGCTTTTATCATTGGAACGGATGGCAAGGTGTCAGCCATTGTTAAAGAAGGGAGCATTGAAGAGAAACACTTAGAACCAAATTACCTGGCAAAGATCAAGGTGGAATCTGCAAGAGCTGAAACAAGCGCAGCAATAGCGAAAGAATGTGCAGACAGGGCAGAAGTATCAGCAGACAGAGCAGAACAGGCAGCCGAAGCAGCCGGGTGGGCTGACTTTGACATAAATGATAAGGGGCATTTGATTTTTTCCAAAACGGACAACTTGGAAACTGATTTCAAATTAACAAACACAGGAAGATTGGAGGTAACGTTATTATGAGTAAAACAGTAGACCTGGGACCGGTATCTGCATACGCACTTGCTGTAAAGCACGGATATGAGGGCACAGAAGAGCAGTGGATTGCAGAGGTAGAAAGTAAAAGGGTGGATGCGGTTAATGCGGCGGCAGATGCTAGGCAGTCAGCTGATACCGCAGCGGAGAAAGCGGAGATCGCCACACAAAAGGCAGAGGAGATCAAAGGTGAATCGGAAGCTGCGGCGGCGAGTGCAACCAAAGCACAGAGTTATGCCGTTGGCGGTACTGGAAGTCGTGATGGAGAGGATACGGATAACGCACAGTATTATTACGAGCAGGTCAAGCGCGTGTCGCAGGGGCTTAACGGCATTATACCAATGGGTACGGTAGCATTTGCGGATCTGCCGGTATCCGACATGGAAAACGGATGGATGTACAACATCAGTGATGATTTTACCTCAGATGACCGGTTTAATGACGGTGGTGGTATCTATTATGGTAAGGGTAACAACGTCATCTGGACATCCGAAGGGAAATGGGATGTAACAGCGGGATCTGGCGTGACGGGGATCAAAGGGAACAAAGAGAAAACCTACCGGCAGGGGAATGTTAATCTTACACCTGCGCAGATCGGCGCAGTTGCAGAAGATGGAGATGCATCAGATACAACCGTTGCTTTTGCAAGCAGTGACACGCCGGATGTCGATGCAAGCGCTTGGACATCCGTTGCGGCGTTGGAAAGCGGGGAAAAGCACGCATCGCTTTTCGCCAAGGTGTCACAGATGTTTAAAAATGTGCGGTATCTGTACAAGATGCTTGGAAGCACAGACATATCTTCTATCGGTGGTGGGACGGTGACAGGGGCGATTTCTTCGCATAACGAAGCTTTAGCAAAGTTAAATACAGATCTTGAATGGAAATATTTTAAAAATATTTCTGGAACAGACACGACTTTTACTGATTTACCCAAGTACAACGAGTTGCAACTTATTGCGCTATACAAAACCGACACTGGCAGAAATATGTGGCAGATAAGAGTTCCACAAAAGGCTTTGCCTGTAAATCTATCAGATGTGTACCAGTGCAAAGTGGGACATTATGCCACCGCTACCGAAAACGCAATGATCAATATCTATCTGACACAATCTAAAATAAAAGTAGCGCAAGCTTATGTTAATGGATTGGATGTGCACAATAGTATAGCCGTTGGGATATATTACAGGTAATGTTTTTATGGCAAGTTAATCCAGATAGCCGTGGTGCTGATTATTGATATTGCAGTGATCTGGATTAGACTAATATAGGGGCATCTGCGATGCACACTAATCCTGGTAATATGTAATATAAAAATCAATGATAGTATTTGCAAGCACCTTTTCTGTGGCTGATTGCCGGATGGCGACATTTGCCCCGGAAGTATTATTGGTTGCATCAATAACAACATTTCGGGTTTTACCATGAATAGTATTGGATATGCTGACAATACCTCCGTGTTTTGGGGTCGCAGGTGCGAACTCGACTGGTAAATATGCCCATACATTACCAGTCGGCATGTCGACTGTGGCGATAGCAGAAAAGCAAATGGTTATAAGGCGACCATATGTAAAACAATCTGTTTGTCGTATGGTAACAGTATCATCTGTAGACGATTTTCTTACCGTAAAACGACTATACCTGTTTAACTTTGCTAAAGCTTCGTTATGCGAAGAAAACAAATGTTCTGACGCTATTCAATTGGCACAAGCCTGAATAAGCAGTGTTTTATATCTGTTCAAAACCCAGACGTTTTTGTTGACACAAAGTGACAAATCATACGATTTCTGTCGAAACTTGCGACCGAAATGATTTGAATAATGCTGGCAAAATTTGTAAAATAAAATTGTCCGATAAGGGCACTTCAAGTTCTGGAGAGGGGGCGATGTTTGGCGATTCATTGCCCTCTCAAATGTTACTGGTAAATAATGGTAATTTTTTTGTATGGGGTTGACTGCAAAGAACGTACGTTCTGTAATGGCATTAACATTATCGGTTGCAGAGATTGGAGGAGAATAAGATGGGGGAAGACAAAGAGAAAAATGTTGCAGATTTTAGCGAGGAAGAATATAAAAAATACATATTTGGCATGATTTCCAAAATGGATAAAACACGATTGAGGTTTTATTACAGACTTATTAGCGGCATGGAAAAAGAACGGGATTAACCGTTCTTTTTTGTATTATCTTTATTTGAAAGAGATTCTACAATACTGTCAACGGAATTTTTCTCACGTTCATTCAAATCTATATAATAAGACAAAAGTCTTTTTATTCTATTAACATCATTACTTCTTGATATTTCTACAAACAAATCAGCCATATCATCTGAATATTTTTCCATTCCAGGCTCTTTGCCGGTCATAAGATATTCTAAGCTAACGCCAAAATAATCGGCAATCTTCTGTAATTTATCTTGCTTCGGAACGCTTCGACCAGTTTTCCAATCAGTAAAAGTGGAGCCAGCTATTCCAGTTTCTTTTCCAACCTTGTATGCAGTAACTTTGTTTTCTCTAAGTAATTTGCAAAAAATTTCGTACATAAATCCTCCCATTAAATAATTATGAAATCATAAATAAGTGCTTGACAAATAGACTATGGGAGTATACTATATAACCATAGTTATGAAATCATAAATAAGTTTTGAAATTGATTGTGAGTTCATAATTAAAAGGAACCCGTTTGATTTATTTTTTGACCGAAATATATTATAACGGATTTCCTAACTATTTGCAATAAAAAGTTAGGATATTTTAAAAAGATAATAGATGTTGGAACAGATCTTATATTTTTTCATAATATCCTAATTAGTTTCAAGACGAGAAAGGAGGAGAGAGTTTGTATAAGAAGTTTGAACAGCTTTTAAACGCAAGAGGAATTACTGCATACAGAGTTGCAAAAGACATTGGTTTTGCTCCGACAGTTTTTTCAGACTGGAAAGCTGGAAGAAGTAAGCCTAAAACGGACAAGCTGAAAAAGATTGCCGATTATTTTGGCGTTACAATTGAGTATTTTCTTGAGTAGAAAGGAGAAGAATGTCGCATAGCATTGAAGAAGTAAAAGATACCCTCTACCAGCAAATTGAAACACTGGCAGAGGAAAGCAAGAAAACATCTGATACGGAAACAAAAATTCGCATTGCAGGAGAAATTGACCGTATCGCTGAAACGATTATTAGGATTGATGCCGATTAAACATCGATTATAGTACAGAAAGGAGTTGGATGGAATGGACGAGTTAGTGAAGGTAAATTTTGATACACAGACAGTATCGGCAAGAGATTTATACGATTTATTATCGAAAGAAGACGGAGTTAAAGGTACAGAACGTTTCAGTAAATGGTTTGAAAGATATTCTGGGTATGGATTCGTACAGGGCATAGATTTTTCAACCCCGAACAAAAAAGTACGGGTTCAAATCGAGGGAACCAGAGAGGTTCAGCGAGAGGTAGACGATATTGATATTTCTGTTGATATGGCAAAACAGATTTGTATGTTGCAGAGAACGGAAAAAGGAAAAGAAATTCGCCAGTACCTCATCGACTTGGAAAAGGCGTGGAACACACCGGAGCAGGTATTTGCCAGAGCGTTAAAGATGGCTGACGAGAAAATCAACAGCCTTAAGGAAATCAACACCAGTCTGATTGCTGAAAATCAGAGGATGAAACCGAAAGAAATCTTTGCCGATGCGGTGGCAACAAGTCACACATCAATCCTTATCGGAGATTTGGCAAAACTGATTTGCCAGAACGGCTACCAGATAGGACAGAAGCGGTTGTTTGAGTGGTTGCGTGAGAATAACTTCCTTATTAAAAATGGTTCGTCAAAGAATATGCCGCAGCAGAGATATGTTGAACAGGGGTTGTTCGAGGTAAAGGAAAGCAATGTTCAGAACCCGGACGGCTCTGTAAGGATAACTCGCACAACTAAGGTAACTGGAAAAGGACAGATATATTTTGTCAACAAATTCTTGAACAGAGGTTATGTTTATGAAAAATAGAACGGAAAACTGGTAGCTTCCAATAACTCATATGGAATTGGAAAGATTAACAGGAGGAATTCATGGATAAACAAACGAACATTGCTTTAAGAAAAACATTAGATCAGATCGGCGCAAGCCATTCGCTCAAAGGATACACATACACAATTAGAGCGATAGAGAAATGTCTGGACGACAGGGATGCGCTTAGATGTGTTATGAAGGAAATTTATGCAAAAATCGCAGAAGAGAACGGAACTACCGCATCCAAAGTAGAAAGAAACATCCGGAACTTAATAGAGGTCACATGGATAAATGGCAATGTGAATGCGATCAATGAGATTTTTGGTTATACGGTTTCGCCGAAAAAGGGGAAGCCAACCAATTCAGAATTTATTGCGGTAATAACAGATTTTGTGTCCTTACATGGACAGGAAATTGAAAGTGATTCTTATAAGTGGCGGGAGTGAAGTGCGTATGAAGAAGTTGGCAATGGTGATTGAATTTGTAGGCGCGGCGATCTTTTTTCTTTGTATGTGTGCGGATGCAACGGAAAATCCTATTGTAGCGATACCGACCATAATCAGCTTACTTTTATTGTATGCCGGATCAAGAATTGAAGGAGGATGGCAGGATGCGGAAGAGATTGTCGAAGATCATGATTATTATGTTGATGGTGATGACACTGACGATGGTATTACCTACATTACATACGACAGCAACGGAACCGAGCAATACATGGATTTCAAATGAGTATCTTCCTTATATAAAGGAGATTTCAAACGAATATCATATTTGCCCGGAAATGGTAATGGCGATCATCGAGCATGAAAGCAGTGGACAAGCCGATGTGGAGAATGGTGGATGCAAAGGTCTCATGCAAATTTATGAAAAATATCACAGAGACCGGATGGAACGTCTTGGAGTAGAAGATCTCTATGATCCGTATGGGAATATTCTCATTGGATGCGATTATTTGGCGGAGTTGTTTGAAAAATATGATGGAGACATGAGCACAGTCCTTATGATCTATAGCGGAAAATCAGATGCGTTGACCAGAACATACGAGAATCGCACTGAATATGCCAAAAGCATAATGAACAGTACGGTTGAACTTGAAAGACTTCATGAAGAAACGGAATCAGACTTTGGAGAGGGTCTATAAACACTACTACATTATAATACGAGGAGAATTTCAAATATGAATAAAGAAACAATGGAAAACAACAAAGTTGAACTGGCAGGCGTGATTATTTCAGAGCCGGAGTTTATGTATGAATCATACGGAGAAAAATTTTACAAAATGTCTCTTGGAATAAAAAGAAAGAGCGGCGCCGTAGACGAGATCCCATTAACCATTTCAGAAAGACTGTTTGATATTGAGGACAGATATTCGGGAATGGAGGTAATGGTTTCTGGAAGTTATCGCTCATTCAACAAACAGGAGGGCACTAGACGCCGGTTGATCTTATCGGTGTTCGTTCGTGAAATCGAGGCGATTGACTCAAAAGATGCGAATATTGATAAGAATTGCATTACGATCAATGGATATGTTTGCAAAGAGCCGAATTACAGAGAGACGCCACTTGGTCGTGAGATCACAGACATGCTGATTGCGGTCAACAGAGATTATGGAAAATCTGATTACATCCCGTGCATTGTCTGGGGAAGGAATGCAAGATTTGCAGGCGGATTTAAAATCGGGACCCGTGTTAAGCTGATTGGCAGAATCCAGAGCCGCGAATACGACAAGAAGATTTCTGACACGGAGTTTGAGAAGAAAGTGGCTTATGAGGTTTCCGTAAGCAAATGTGATGTGATTGAGGAGGGGAAAAATGAAAATAACGATTAAGAGTATTCACATCGAGAACTTCAAGGGCATCAATATGCTTGACGTGAATTTCTCTGTGAAAACGAAGATCAGCGGGCAGAATGCCGTAGGAAAGACAACGATCTTTGATGCGTTTACATGGCTGCTTTTCAACAAGAACAGTTCCGGAGAGGAAAAGTTTAATGTCCGCCCTTTAAATAAGGAAGGAACACGTATTGATAACGTGGAAATAAAGGTTGTAGCAATTATGGACGTTGATGGCAAAGAAGTAGAGCTTTCCAAGGTTCAGAAGCAGAATTGGGTCAAGAAGCGTGGCACAAATACAGTGTCATTGCAGGGAAATCCAAATTCATACGAGATTGACGGATATCCAAAAAGTGAAGCTGAATTTAAGGAGTATGTATCTGGTATTGCGCAGAGTGAGGAAATGTTCAAAATGCTGACTAAGCCGCAGTATTTTTCTTCTTTGAAATGGAAAGACCAGAGAGATATTTTGATGAAACTTGTTTCAGATGTTTCAGATGTAGAGCTGGCACAGACGGACGCGAAGTATGCACCATTGCTTTCAGAATTGGAGAAAGCACCGTCTACGGATGATATTAGAACAAAATTCTCCAAAGCATTGAACGAGTGGAAGAAGAAACAGGCAGAGATTCCAGTCCGAATTGACGAAGCCATGAAATCCAAGGTTGACATCGATGTTGCAGAGCAGGAACTTGCGAAAAAAGACTTGGAAACCAAAATTGCAGATATTGATGCGAAGATCAAAGATTCTGACGGAGTAATGATGGAGTTAGGACGTGAAGAAATGCAGCTGCAGTTTGATATGTCTGGGATTATGCAGACTATGAATCGCGATCTGACAAACAGGAGAAGCGAGATCGAAGCAGAATTACGCGATTTGCAAAACGAGATGAATCGATTTGCAGATACTATTGCTTTGAAAGAGAGACGGGCTTCAGAAAACGAGGCGGTTATTTCCAATGCTGATTCAGAGCGGAAAAGGCTTGGAGAGGAGTACAACGCAGAAAAAGCAAAGGCTTTTGATGAATTCCCATATCTGTTTGATGAATCAAAGTGGGTATTTGATGAAAACAGCACCGTTTGCTCATTGTGTGGTCAGAAGTTGCCGGAAGATAAAATCGAGCAGTTAAAGGCTGATTTTGAAAGCAGAAAGCGAAAAGCCAAGGCAGATGCAGAAGAAAAGTTAAAATCAGAAAAGATCAGATTTGACACAGAAAAGAGAACAGCACTGAACAGATTGGTTGCTATCGGCACAGAGAGAAAAAATCTTATCACAAAATTAAGGGATGAAAATGCCAAAGCAAAGGAAGAAATAAAGTCCTTAAAGGGACAGGAGCAGGAAGATATTGCAAAAAAAGAAAAGCTTTGCCAACAGTTATTATCGATTCCGGAAATTGCCGATTATTCGCAGAATGAAGAGTACGTGGAGTTGAAAGCAAGGCATGATGAAGTTCTGGTAGAAATCGAAAATCTGAAAGCTAATGGAGAGGATGCAGCAGTTGAAAACTTAAAATCTGAAAAAGAAGAGTTACAGGCACGTCTTGATGAAGTAAACAGCACTATTGCAAAGGCATCCATGAATGTTGAGATTGATGAGCGTATCGGGCAGTTGCAGGAAGAACAGAAAGAAATCGGGCAGAAGGTTGCGGATCAGGAACAGATTCTTTACCTGTTGGAAGAGTTCATTCGTTTTAAACTCAACAAGGTTTCTGAATCCATCAACAGCCATTTTAAGACAGTTAATTTCAAACTCTTTGAAATGCAGTTAAATGGCGGTATGAAAGATTGCTGTGAGTGCACCGTAAATGGAGTGCCGTATTCGACTTTGAATAGCGGTCATAGAATTGTAGCCGGACTTGATATTATCCGTGCTCTTGGCGAGTTATACGGCGTTAGCGTGCCGATTTTTGTGGATAACGCAGAGAGCTTAAATGATTTCAATGTGCCGGATATGGATGCACAGTTAATCCTTTTGAGTGTATCAGCGGACAAGCAGTTGAAAGTGGAGGGTGTTTAAATGGGAGAAGTTATCAAATCTTACAAAGGATTTAACAAAAATATGACTTGTCGTGGCTTTCAGTACGAAGAGGGAAAAGAGTATGAGGAAGAAAGCGTAGAAGTTTGCGATCATGGATTTCACGCTTGCGAGTATCCGCTTGATTGCTTGAATTATTATTATCCAAATGAAAGCGTATACCACGAGGTAGAGCAGAGCGGAGAAAGCCAGAAACATAATGATGATACTAAGGTAGCATCTACAAAAATTAAGATCGGAGCAGAAATTAGCATTGCGGGTCTTGTTAAAGCTGCAATCGAATATACAGTAAAACGTGTAAAAAAGGACGCTGAAAGCGATGAAAAGCATGGAGCATCCTCGGCAACCGGATACAAGGGAGCATCCTCGGCAACCGGAGACTATGGAGCATCCTCGGCAACCGGAGACTGTGGAGCATCCTCGGCAACCGGATACAAGGGAGCATCCTCGGCAACCGGAGACTAT